ATGCTAACAGATACAAAAATAAAATCTCTAAAACCTAAAGACAAACTTTATAAAGTAGCAGATCGTGACGGGCTTTACGTCACTGTGTCGGTTACTGGTACGGTAACTTTCAGATACGACTATCGCATAAACGGCCGACGTGAGACACTTACTATTGGTAAATATGGTGCTGATGGGATAAACCTTGCTGAAGCTCGTGAGCGTTTGATGATCGCGCGAAAACAAGTAAGTGAGGGAATTTCGCCGGCAGCCCAGAAACGAGCTGAACGTAATCAGATTCGCAATGCAGATCGCTTCTGTGTATTCGCAGAAAAATATCTTGCGGATGTTCAATTAGCCGAAAGCACTAAAGCCTTACGCGTTGCAACTTATGAACGAGACATCAAAGACACGTTTGGCAACCGTCTTATGACAGAAATCACAACGGATGAAATTCGCAGCCATTGCGAAAAAATTAAAGAGCGTGGAGCTCCATCTACCGCTATTTTCGTGCGTGACTTGATTGCTAATGTTTACCGGTATGCAATTCAGCGTGGGCATAAATTCACAAACCCCGCTGACGCAATCGCTAATTCATCTATTGCCACATTTAAAAAACGTGAGCGCACATTAACGCCGCGAGAAATTCATTTATTCTTTAATGCCCTTGAAGAAACGCAATCAGATTTTGGACTCAAAAAAGCGGTTAAATTTATTTTGCTCACGCTCGTACGAAAAGGCGAGTTGGTTAATGCTAAATGGGATGAGGTGGACTTCAAAAATAAAGTATGGACTATTCCTGCTGAACGAATGAAAGCCGGACGTGCTCATAATGTTTATTTGTCTGAGCAAGCGATCGATTTAATCGTGGCTTTCCAAATTTATTCCGAGGGGTCGCCTTATTTGTTACCAGGGAGGGTCAATCGCCAACAACCTATTGCAAGCAGCTCACTTAACCGAGTAATTGCTAATTGCATTAAGCACATTAACCGTAATGAGCAACTTATTGATGATTTTACCGTCCACGATTTACGCCGCACTGGCTCTACTTTATTGCATGAGATGGGGTTTAATAGTGATTGGATTGAGAAGAGCTTAGCCCACGAACAGCAAGGCGTGCGAGCTGTTTATAATAAAGCAGAATACGCACAACAACGAAAAGAAATGCTGCAACATTGGGCTAATAAAGTTGATGAATGGATAAAAGGCGTTGACCTATAAGGGTTAGCGCCGAATTAAACCGCCGAACCTGGCAAGGCGGTAGGAAACGGATCGCTCGTTGGATAACTAAGCAGATACGTTCGCAAATACTCGTACTCAGTAGCCGGTAAGCTCCGGATTTGTATCCAGCTCTCATCGGTTGCAGATGTCAATAGTAACTGCCCGACTATACTTGTACCGTCTTTAGTTACTGCACCACCGATCGCCATTTGCGAGCGAAATCCATTAGGTAACCGGGTGACGTTGATTTTTTGCGAACCTCTTAATCCTTGAGCTATGGAGAAAGTATCCCATGCTCCACCACCAAACCCGATATAACACATATTTCCGATACGCCTTACTAATACATGTCCACTTAGCAAATTGCTAGATGTTATTTTACGCCACCCAGTATCTTGAGTTATACCAAGTAGGCTTTTAATATCTCGACCAACCTGCGCGGCAAATTTTTCTAAATTTAGCATTAGTCTACCCCTTAAGCGGTTTTAGCTTGATTATAAATGGCGAGCAGATCCACCGACAGTGCAGCTTCGAGTGTGTCTAATCTTGTACCTTGCTCGGTTAACTTTTGGGTGATAGCAGACACCGCAGAACTGCCGTCTTTTAATGCTTGTCCTAGCTCTCTAAGTGTATCTAAATCAGATGACACCTCGCCTCCAAGCAGGTCATTCTTAGCTTGCGTTACGGCTGTGTTGATTGCTGCGTCAATAGCATCTGTTACCGCTTTGGCTGATAATGCACCAGTTTCACTCGATGTGTCCGAAGTGATTTCAGCACCACCGCTTGCTACTGGACGAGTTGCAATTTCGTTAATCGCCAAAACAAGATTTGTTTTAGCCGCTGTTGATAAACTCTCAAGCGAACCAATAAGTAGCTCAAGTGTTTTCATATCCGTGCCGATTTTGGTTATCAACACGGTTAAAGATTGGGTTAATTTGTTTAAGGTTTCTTCTGATACTGCCATTTTATGCCTTTGATATATTGTAAATTGCTAAAAAATCAGGTATTTCAACCTGATTCTTGTCACCTTCACCGCCTGTCGTTATCACTCTTACATCCGATATTTTTGCAACAATCGGTTGATTCTCTGTGACAACCACTTTGATCGACGGGTTTTCTTGATCTTCGATTTTTACTTGCATTACCGCTCCAATTTAGTCACATCATGCACTAATGTAATCTGTCCCTCTATAATCGTTTTGATTCTTCCATCGGTAAATTTGAGCTGTAAATCATAATCGGCTATCTTCCACTGTTGATTTTCAGTTAACGAGTGATGGATAGTGAGTAGCATTTGCCCCTGTTCCAAAATCTCAATGCTTTTGTCTGTGGTAGAGAGTGATAGCACGATTTCCTTGCTTTTGGCTACGGCGTGCAAATCTGCACGCTCTAAATCCGATAGATCAAAAGGTGAGCCGTCCTGATTACACAATGTTAAAAGGCGACTTTCATCGTCCCCCCTTTTTAACCTGATAGATAATTTCATTTAGCAATCCCTTTTTAGTATTGCGGACAAATCATTTGGACTAAATCGCCAAGCCTCGCCAAAACCCAACGACTCTGCACAAAATTCCGAACAAAAGTACTTACGCTTGTCTTGATTGCATTTCAGCACTACACCGATTGCGCCAAGCCAGTCGTATTTTTTACCTTTGGTTTTCTCAAAATATTGTTTAATTTGTTGTTCGGTGACATCTTTTAATGGAATCAAATCCCACTTGCCACTATCAATATCAATCTGCTTACACCGCACGCCGCCATCACGGATAGATGAGCTATAACAATCATAGACAATCTCGTGCTCGTAGTGACTGCCGCTTAACCATCGTTGTCGCTTAATAGCTATTTCACAGTGGCTATATTTACCCCTAGTAAGATTGCGAGTGAGCCAATCCCCTAACCGGGATTTCCAGACTTCAAAACCTGTTCCGCTGCGATTGCCTTTGTACAAGGCCAGATAAACCCTATTCTCCATGATACACCTCTCTCCAACCTGTGCTGTAATCATAATCCTGTGGATTTTCCGCTTCTAACATTGCTAATCTATGCTTCTCGGCATTAGCGAAATCCGCCTGCTCATTGGCGAGCATGGCAAGTGACAACTCGTTAAGCAGCTCTTTTGTCATGGTCACAAAACTATTATCCATCGTTTTCCACTGTGTTGGTGGGAATTCTGGAAGAGTGCGCATGAAAGTGTACTGCTGACGACTTGCGTCATCAGTATGAAACCATTTATCTACGCTCTTAACATATACACCTAAACGACCATTCTGATAGCGCTTCTGTTTAATACATTCCCAAACTTGGGCTTGTTGCTGGGCTTTCAACTCAATCTTTTTGTCATCATCAATAACCCATTTAGAACCACTCCAAGAATGATGCGGCGTTGGTCTTGGACTAGTCGCAAATGAACTCGGAACTGCACCAAGCTTAAGATGCTGAAAGGGTAAGCCGGATGTTGCGTCATAGTATATTCTATGCCGATTATCTTCCATATATACCCAACCTGTTTCGGTCATTACTATAGAATACCCCTCTCGTTTTTTAGGGGGTGTTTCTATGTATTCGAAGTCAACTGGTATATAATTTTCATCAACAGTTTTACTGTCAATTAAAATATTTTCTTGATCCGTAATATAAACTATCATCATGAACTCCTATACATGATTAATGTTGTTATAGTTGTCATCCAATTTTTTTCACTATCCACAGTTTCAGATAGAAAAGTGGCTGAGCGACCAGCTGGCAAATAATAGATTGCGTGACCAGCCGACAAGTGGCACCCAAAAGACCTTGTGTTCGTGTTAAACCATTGCGTAGTACTTAGAATTACTTGCCCGTTAACCTTAATAGTGTGCACCATGCTATTGCCGAACCTGTTATTCAATGAGACAGGTATAGAGCTATTCCCTCGTTGAATGTTGTAGTTACTAATCATAACAATCATTCTATTGTAATTCGCCGCATGAACTGTGACGGGAGAATAACTATTAAGCGTGACGCTTGACATTAAATCGCCGACTATTCGATCTGCGTAAACAGTGCCTGTGAATGTACCGTTAACTCCGCTAATGTTGCCGCCGATGATATTTGGTGCTGCGATGGTTTCGCCGGCTCTGATGTGTTTACCTTGTATCGAGCCTTCAGCTAGTAAATCGCCACTGATTGCTACTTTACCATCAACGACAGACAACATAGGTATGACGTTTCCATCATTAGCGTCTTTAACTACACCGAACTTATCTGCCATGACAATCACACTACTTTCAATGTTGTCCTCATCGCCTAATGTCCCCATTGTGATACCAGCTATAGCAGTACGACCACCAGAAAGAGTCTGAGTCTTAATTGTTTGCATAGCGCTAACCCTGCCTTCAGCATTTGCAGCAGCTTGCGTTGCTATTGATATTTGGGCTTGTGCGTCGTTTACAGTGGCGTTAATTGTGTCAATGCGCTTACCAAATGCACTATCTACGTTAGCCAGTGTATTCTCTATGCTTTCAATTTTTGAAGAAACAGACTCTTGCACGGCATCAGCAATATCACTTTGCAGACTCTCAATCAAATTTTCACCCAATTCAGTTTTAGTGATTTTACCGTGCAGATATTCCGTAATCGCGGTAGCATCTCGGCTTGGACTTCCCTCCACAGCAGTTGTAAATCGCCCTGCATTATCCCCATCAACCATTCGCCCCCAAAACCAAAAACGGTCATTCAGACTTAACCCCGAGTAAGTATAGCTATTTGTTGGATATGCTAAGCTCACGAGTTTGCGCGCATTAGTAAATTGATTGTCTGCACTTACCCAAATTTCAATAGCCGTTTTAGGGTTAGCAAAAATCGGGTTGCGCCAATTTAGCTCAATAGCGAACATTTTCGGTACCGTGACTAATTCACTGACCGCTAAACGAACCGTAAATGTTTTGTTTACAGGGTCGGATAATTGCCCTTGTGCATTTTTAGCCCGGACTTCCGCGATATAATCACCATCAGGCAAGTCCACAAAGGTTATTGTTGGCGAGGTCAAATTGTCATATAGCTGATAAAAATCGCCATCACGATAAAGTTTAATTTGATATTTAACCATCGCACTATTTTGTACAATAGCATCAAAGCTTAACTCAATACCGTCGCTATTGGCTTGTACTGATACGTTGTCCACTTTACGCAAGCCGCTTGTTGTTAGTGTGGTTTCTCTCGGTTCAAATACCGCCCCATTATCAACGATAGCTTCTTTCTGTGGTTCATGTTGTAGAGCAACGATAGTATATTTGCCTTTATCATCCTCACTAATAGACAGGCATTTAAATAACTGCACATTGATTTGTTGTGTAGTCAGAGACCAAACCGCATAATTACTTAGGTCTTCTGGCTCGCTATCTAATACCGCAATATTGCCATTTTCAATACTTAAAATGCGAATATCTTTATGCTTACCCTCTGCATTAATGTAAGTAAAATGACTGTTACCCGAAAGTTCAATCTCGCGATCTAATGTCACTTTACGTCCGTTAATACCTAAGACGCGACCGCCTATATTTGTGGCGGCATAATCGCTGTCTGCCACACGGATAACATCACCGGGTATGTGCATCAAACCTTCTGCTCCCACACTAAAGGTTACTGTTTTTGTTTCAAGGCGTTCTGTTTCTAAAATCCACTTTCCTGTACGATGTGCCTGACCTCTTGATGTACAGCCAAACGCAGTGACTTTTTTAATATTTAGTCCATAGCGACGAATTAAAGAGTCATCAGATACAACCTCCACTTTCTTTTCATAACTATCGGATGCGTCTATATATTCCACGTGGATTTCATTATGGCGAGCTTTCATTGCAGAATATTGATAGCTAAATTCACCATTTACTACATTGGCATTAGTGTAAGTCCAAACGGGGTCGGTTGGTCTATCCATTACGACGGTAAACTCTCGCCCATTCCATACTGGCATTGCTCTAAAAATTGAGCAAATATCATTAATCACATCATAGGCTTTACGTTGCTCCACAAGCCACGCATTACAAGTAAAACGAGGCTCTTTTCCACCAAAACCATCAGGCACCATTTGATCACAATATTGAGCAACTTGATATAATGTCCATTTATCTACACTAAATTCACCTAAGCGTTGACCTAAACCATAACGTTTGTTAGTCATCAGGTCATACAACACCCATGCAGGGTTATTTGACCAAGCTACTTTGAATGTGCCATCCCATAACCCTTCATAAGTGCGGTTAATTGGATCGTAATTACTCGGTATTTTGAGCTTAATACCATAGATTTCATAGTTGCGATTAGGAATTGAACCAAAATATTCTGAGTCAAATTGGATACCAACAAGTGCGGTATTAGGATAAGTAAATTGTGTTTCAATGATTTCCGTATAACTTGACCAAATAGTGTTATTTTGCAAACGTTGACTGGTACTATCTTCTGTTAATCGTTCCACTCTTACTTGAAAAGGTACTGGTGGTAAATTGCCATATTCAAACTGACGTAAATATTGTGAACTGTATTTCCCCTCAATAGTGACTGGGTAAGTCTGATCGCCAATAATTACATTCAAATCCACTCTAGCGCCATTTGTGTCGCCTTGATCATTTTGACTAAATAGCGATTGCACTCCAAGGGTTAAACGCAAACGAGATACTTTGCTGTCGGTAATTGTGCGGGTAATTGCCACCGCTTTACGCACTTGCGCACTTACTGCAACTTCCTTTTCGGATGTGTTAAACCCTTCCATTATGTCTTGGTCTTGCAAGCCAATACGACCTTGAGCATCAACATTATTAAAATTGTAGCTATCATTGCTAGCTTGAATCGGAGTATTATCCAAAAATACGGATTTTACACCATCCACTAAACCTTGAATTTCACCTTCAGAGATAATTTCAACGATGTTTACTAGCTGTTTTGAGCGTCCGCTCTCTGGTGCTTCAACAGGCGTACGACCGCCTCCACCTCCTCCGCCACCCATAATTTACTCCTTAACTAAAAATAAATGTGAATTATGCAAATCTGCCCTTGCCAAATCCGACTTTACGAGATGTATTTTTCCATACATCAACATCAATAGTTCTGACCCCTTGTGATATCACCATTGACCCCGTGCGGATGCGTCCATAAGCCAACGGCACCATTCGACCTTGAGCCGTCATATTGGCACGGTTGGAAAAGGCAGTGGATTGCTTCTTTTCTGCGTCATTTGGATTTTGCATTGTTGGTTGTTTTGTAAGCATTTGAATAACACCACCAGCCATCATTGCTATACCAACACCAATAACATTTGGAGCAAATCCAGCCGCAGGTGTATATAACATTACTACACCAATGACGGTAATAACTGCTCCAAGAATAGTTTGAAATACCCCAGCTTTTTTTGCCCCCTTTAATACTGGTGTAAAATGAACTACCATTCCCTTTTTAAGCCTATAGAAAAAACCTTTTTCAAGGTACCGATTATCAATATATTGCTTACCTATTCGCACAGTAAACAAACCTTTCTGAATGAATTCCCTTAGTCCGGGAATTTGCATAATTAGAGCTCGAATGCACTCCGCTGGCGTATCTGCCTCTAGCTCAAATGCAGTGCCAAACTGTTTAAGGGCACCGTAAAATCTAACTTTGACCATTGCTTAAATCTCCAAATACTATGTGTATGTTTAAACCAATATCCATCATATAAATCACGTTTTGATAAGCGGCGTGGGCTGTGATGAAGCACCATTTGATCGCCGATATAAATTGCCGCGTGATTCGGCACATCTGCACCCACTTGCATTAAAATCACATCACCAATTTGCACTGCACTTTCATCAATCAACCGTTCAAAGCCGTGCGTCGCCATATTATCGAGATACAAATTAAATCCATCCTCCCACCAATAATCATCTCGCTCAAAATCGGGAAAATCTGCCCCAGCGAGATAATAAAAATCCCGAAATAAGGTGTAGCAATCCATTACACCGTGATTAAACTCACGCCCTAACAACGGTGGGATTTTGGGGAAAATATGGATTTCATCGTTGCACACCAGCCAAAAATCCAAGTCTGCTACCAGTTGGGTTTGGCGGTCTAAAAGTGATAACACGGGTTCGCCATTTGGATGTGAATGCACAAGTGCGGTAATTTTTCCCTGAGAATTTGCTTGCAAAAAATCTTCAGGTGAAATCTCGAAGTGGTTTTCTTTGTCTTCCGCTTGATTTTTGCAAGGTATAAAAACCATTTCATCGCCCTTTAAAACAACAAAACCGCAACATTCGTGCGGTTCTTGGTGTTTAGCATGAGAGACTATTTTCTCTTTTAATTTTTGTAACATAACTCTTTACACTCGTAGTAAATTAATGTATCGTACCTCTATACACAAGGCAGATATTACTATGATTCTTTCATTTAAACATAAAGGCTTACAGGCATTTTTTGAAACAGGCTCAACGGCAGGTATCCAACCCAAACATGCTCAAAAGCTCCATTTACTGCTTACTACGCTTAATGTGGTAAGTGATGTTTCTGAGATGGATATGCCTGGCTGGAACTTGCACCCACTAAAGGGGGATTTAACTGGATATTGGTCTGTTAAAGTAAATGCCAATTGGCGCTTAACCTTTAAATTTGAAAATGGTGATGCTGAAATTGTCAATTATCAAGATTACCACTAAGGAGTAACCAAATGAGGATGTTCAACCCGGCACACCCTGGCGAAGTATTAAGAGATATTATTTCTGAATTTAAAATTAACGAAGTTGCCAATAAACTTGGCGTAACACGCGTTACACTTTCCCGAATTTTAAATGCAAAAACTAGCGTCACACCTGAAATGGCAATGCGCCTTAGTAAACTTTTACCTAATACTTCACCGAATTTATGGCTGAATATGCAAGCCCAATATGACTTATGGCACTTGGAGCAAGGTAAACAATTTGATGTTCAACCACTATATGCCACTAATGCTCAACAGACGGCCAACAACCATTAACCCAGCTTATCCACCGACACAAACCCACCGTAGTTGCGTAGATTGCTACGCAACCTACATCCACTTGGCAGACCACTACATTTATCTTCATTTTTATCACGAGTGGGTTGATCTTTCTCGTCCGCCACGGGACCACCTGTATAACCACATTCTGCAGAGCGATATAACCAACCACATTGCACAGTAATAGTGCGGGCTGAAATTAAAGCGTTATCTGTTTCAGTCGGTAATGCTAAAGTAAATACCGCAACATCTCGCTTAAGTGTAGATAATTGCTCTATCACAAAATAGCTCAACACTTCTTGGCTTGGATCTGCTTGTTTGTTACCCTCAGCAAAATTTACTGCATCTAAATACTGCATATACACTTGGCGACGTCGAACAATCCCCCCTAGGCATTGTTCAAAGCGTTGCACAAGCCCTGTGATAAAACCGTTAACATTAGCAAGAGTAAGCTCTGGACGATTACTTGGACCTTGTCCAGATAAGGCAAAACCACTGGCTTTCACACCAAAGGCTTCATAGGTATGTCCTTGCCACACAATAGGTTGCATCATTTCATTAGTGCCAGCATAAAATCGAAACAGCTCACCATTCATTCCATCTTTATCTTTTAAATCACGCAAGTCAACTTCATATAAATCAATCATTGCGTTTTGCTCAAGCTTACTCAGCTCAAGTTTCATTTGGGTGGGGATTTGTTGAGGCATTATGGCACTTCCTTAAATTCACAACTAAATTCCGTGTAGGTTTTTCCCATTTTAGCGGACCACTTACTACACACGACTTTTTTCAATGAATTGGTAAATGGGTCTTGGAAATAAAAAGGCTCGACACCTTTATGCCGAGCCAAAAATTCATCCACTTCCAACCGTACCTTATTTTTCACTTTAACCACCACAGGATAAACGCGCAGTAAATTATTTATTGTTCTAGGCTGCCTCTGTGTGTAACCATCACCAAACTCAATCTCATTCACTTTTGGCGAGTTTTCCACCGCAAACCCAGGGCGTATGCACCATTTAAAGGTTTCCATTAGCTAAATGCGCCTCCCGCGCGGAAATTGGTTTGAATCACTTGGTTTGCCTCATTGCGTGCAATGGTTTTCATCAGTTCAAGGGTGATTTCAAGTTGATCGCCTTTTTGTTTTGTGCTGACTTCTGCTTGCACAGGTTCACCTTGATTAATCACTTTGACGGTGATGTCCTGAGAACTATTATTTACTCTTGGTTCCATAGATGGCAATCTTGGTACCGCAACGCCACCACCATTTGCAAAACCACGCTTACCATAATTAAGATAGTTAAGGTAACCTAAACCTAATCGTGCTGTGGCTTCTTTAGTGATAACATATTCCCCTCGGTGAACAATCCCTGCAGGTGTGTATTTACCGCCATCGCCTGTATAGCCCCCTGTAGCAAAGCCAACGCTTGAAATTTGCGAAACCACATTCATTCCAGCAGCAGCGACCGCTGCCATATTGGCAAACTTTTGTGCTGGTGTGAGTGCAGTAGGGTCTGCCATAGCTTGACTGATCGCCTGCGATAATTTAACCATTGATTCAGCAATAGCAAACGCTTTAGAAACAGCAAACATTGCTTTATACGCTGCGGATTGTCGCCCGCCTGATTGCTCAATCATTGAGGCAAGATTACCAAACGCACCACCAAGATCATTAAGTCCCGTAGCATAATTATTCATCTCACGCTGAAATTCATCATTTTTATAACGATCAATAATTTGTTTCTTGCGCTGCTGAAACTCCTCTTCCGTCATTAACTTTTGTTCGTAAAATGCTTGAAGTAAAGCCAGTTCCTGTGTTTGCTGATTTTGTATGGCTTGATTTGGATCGTAAATGGCGCGCAGTTGATCTAATGGCGTAACGGCATTTTGTGCTACATTTTGTGCATACTCAAATTGCAGTTTCATTGCTGCTTGTTTTGCTTCATCAACTGTAAGCTGGTTAGCGGCTTGCAATTCTTTAACTGCTGCAAGCTCTTTATCCAGATTATTGGCAGCTAATTTATTTGGTGCATATTTACCCGCAAGCTCCAACCGCTGTTGATTAAAACGTTGCGTAATAGCAAGTTTTGCTGCTTCATATTCTTGATGTTGTACAACGCCTTTTTTCATATGCTCTTCAAGTCGCTGAAACATTCGTATTTCTTCGAGATCGATTTCATTCAGCGTCGACCCACTTTTTTGACGTAAATCATCATAAAAAGAAAGCCAATTTTCACGAGCATTTTCACCTCTACCTTTTTTGTGATTATTTCTGTCCTCTTGCTCCTTGATTGTCTTTTCTTTTACTTTGATTTCTTGATCTTTGGTAAACATACCATCAAGTTTTTTGCCCATTTCAAGCATTGTATTTAATTGCTCGGCTGAAAGCTTAATTGCTTTTGCTGCACTTTCAGCAGCTGCTACATCCCCCCTTGCAATTGCATTTAACACTTCAGAATATTTAGCCCCTTTTTCGCCAAGCACATCATAAAGCCCTGCTAAAACAAATGAAGCTTTAGCGTGTCCTTGATTTTTCAGTTTAAGCACTTCTAATTTAACTCTTAAATCATCGGACTTTTTCGTTAATTCTGCCTGTGCTTTTTTAAGATCTAATACTGCTTCAGTTGCATTCTGCGTTTGATCTGCCATCTTTTTTAGCTTATCAGGAAGTTCCGCTAAAACTTCATCAATTAGCTTGCTATCTACCCCAATTAACTTTAATTTTCGAGCAAAATCTTCCGCAGTTTTCCCATTTTGCGTAAATACAATGCCAAGCTGGGTAACTTGTTTTTTCAACACAGAAAAATCAATATTCTGGTTTTCTTTAATTTGTTGTAACTCATCATTCAGTAATTCAATCTCTTTTTTGCTTTTTTCTGATAACTCTAAGCCAAATTGCCAATGTGTGGTTTGAATTTCCGAAATTTTCGCCTTTGTACTAGCAATCTGTTTTTCATAATTCTCAAGTGTTTCCATTTGTTTAGAGATTGTCAATGAAAGGGCACTTTCGCTTAATCCGTCATAGCTTTCTTTTAAGCGATCATTTGCACCTGCCGTATCAAGGGCTTTTTGCTGTGCTTCTTTTGCCTGCATTGAGAAATAAAATAACGCACTTCCAGCCAGCATTGCGGCACCTGTTGGTCCACCAATTAGACCTAATGCCCCTTTTAATATTCCACTGGCTTTCGATACTAAACTATTTGCAACGGATAACTCACGCTTGGCTTGAGCCTCTTCCCTTGCTAGTGCAATGATTTGTTGCGATTGCACTTTCATTTGCTCACGCAATGCAAATTGCGTACGTTCACTTTGTGCTAATTTAGCCTGCTCAATTAAAGAGGCTTGAATTGTCTGCATTTCCAAGCGTTTAGCTTTAACGCTCTCATAGGTTGCTTTTACTGATTTATAATGCTCAAAAGTGTTTTTAGCCGTGCTATATGCACTGGATAACATTCCATTGGCATATCGCCCAATATAAGCAACCCCACCCGCAGCAACTAATGCTCCCGTTATTTTTATCAGCGTATCAAGATTATTTGCTGCAAATTCAATACTTTTAGCAAAGCTAGATGTTATTCCGCCCGCTTTATCCAATTCCCCTATAGTTTTAATGATATTGGTTTCTAAATTAGTAAAGGCTTGTGATACTGTCAGCACACGTTTAGCAAAATCGCTATCAACAGAATCTTTCGCTTTTTGTAATGCGTCAATCACTTTTGGAATAGTTAATTCGCCCGATTTCCCCATTGCTTTTAATTCTGCGGTGGTAATACCCAACCCTTTTGCGATTGCGTCAGCAAGTCCGGGAGTTTGTTCCATCACAGAATTAAGCTCTTGCCCTCTTAATTCTCCTGCAGCCATTGCTTGTCCGAACTGCATTAATGCTGCTTCAGCAGATGCCGCACTTGCACCAGACATCGCTACCGCTTTAGAAACGGTTTCTGTGAGTGATGCAACATCCGCTTGTGATAAACCGAGCTGTTTCGCATTTTTGGCAAAGCGTTGGTAAACTTCAGAGGTAGCATTCAGACTTTGATTAGTTTTTAAGGCAATATCAAACACCGACTCGGTTGCCGCCACAAGCTGAACACTTCCTTCGGTAACCAAACGCATACGGTTTTGTAGTTCTGTATAGCTGTCAGCCGTTTTAACAAATTGGTTAGCAAATCCAGCAATCCTTGAAAAATTATCAAAGCGGAAACTCCATTTGGTTGTGTTATTGATATTTTTCGCTGCTTTTTCAATATTATTAAGATATTTTGTTGTTCTTTCAGAAAACTGCTTCGCTTTTTGTTGTGCTTTATCAAGATTGATCTGAAATTGTTTTGCATAGTGTTGCGTTCTTTGATTAGAGCGTTCAAGATCTTTCTGAAATTTAACCGTTTCAAGACTAAGATGAATGTTAAGATTACCTAGTGCACCTGACATAATTTTCTCCCATAAAAAAAGCACACCGAAGTGTGCTTTTCTTTTATAAATGTTTCTATTTAATAATAACGTACCTAACTTTATCTTGTTCTGCTTGCTCAGCCTTTTTAACTTCCTGCTCTTTTTCCCATTTCTTATTTGAGAAAAATAGTGCTATGCCTATAAGGAATACAAGTATCACAAAACCAATAAATAAAATAGCAAGATATTTCCAAGCTATGCCAGTAGAAAATCCCAGCACAACGGATATAAAAATAAGGGGGAAAATAAAAAAAATTACCACGACACTTTTTATCTCTCTAAGTAAAAAGTTAAGCATTCCAAATTCTTTTTTGAACATATCCCCTCCTAAACATTATTATCCAATCTACCAAATCCCTACACGCCGTCAAGCTATTTCAGCAAAGAGATCAATAAACTTTGCCCAGCTAATTTGATCGCTTCAAATGACAGATCTATACCTTTAGTTTTAATGACTTGTTTAACCTTATTCCAAGCGGTATCACTACGAATTTTGTCAAGAAATTCATGACCTTGCCATGTTAAATCTATTGCTACAAAATCCTCATCTCCCATTGTGGAATTGTCCTCAATGCAAATAAGATCCGCTTGAGCAAGAATTTTATAATGATACGCTACAATATCAGGCGACACACCCTTAATACTCTCGCTATCCAACGGTGTATCATCTACTTTTTGCTCTAATTTAATAAGGATTTTTCGGATAAGCTCCCAATCTCTTTTCATTTTATCTCCCTACAACCGCACTTAAAATAAAGTGCGGTATGTTTCGCTTGTTTTTTAGAAGTTAGCCAATCGCTTAGGTTGCGGTTGTTGCTCAAGTAGGCTTAACATTCCCTTAATGAACATAATGCGTTCGCTTTTAGCGTGAACGTATTTTTTCGCTTTTTCTAACGCTTGTTCAGTTGGTATGTTGAGATTATGGAAATAATGCCCACCAAGTTTTTTATCAATGTCTTGCCGTAAATAAGGGTAGCCTTTACGAATTTTTTGCCCCATTTCATATGCTTCACGAAGTGAATGATAAAGGTTGGCGATAATGTAGAGTGCTTCTTCATCTTGACTAAATTCATCTATAATCAATTCCCCCTCAAGCGGCAGTCTAGCCAACAAACTAATCGCATCTACAAACTGACTATCATCAATTTCTTTATAACTTTTACCGAAGTGAGATTTTAAAGCTGACCATTGCATTATTGCACATTTGGCTTGTTTATCCTTTGGTAATTGCAAAGTACGATTTTTCACAAAGTCTTTGATGAATTGTTGATGTTCTTTTGTTAGCAATATTGGTGTGTCAAGTTTTTCATATTTCCCCGTTTTTCTGATCTGTGGTAATACCTCAGAGGTAACCCACTTTCTAAAACGATATGGAGTAGAATCTTTTTTTACTGCATCACGACAACGTAGGATTAAAGTATACATTCCACTTTCAGATACGATATTCATTTCTTGCTGTCCACCAAGGGTGTTACTTAAAGTTACACCCTTTTCATCATCATCCAATACTAAAAGAGCTTTACGATTATTTTCAATACCAATCGCATCACAAATATCTTTGGCTACAAACCAAGGCTCGCCATTAATAGAGACAACGCGAATTGATGCTTCGCCAAAGTTGAAATTAGAAACATTTTGAATTTCTTTTGATAAAGTAGTATTATTGTTCATAGAGATATCCTTTTGGTTTGGGATTATTTCTTCACAAGCCTCAACAGTTGCCGCTATTGAGGCTTTTCTATTATTGAGCATTTGCTTTGTCATTTCGCATACTCTCTTCCAAACAACGCTGTAATTCACGAGTTACAGAGCGATAATTTTTCTTAGCTGAGCTTTGTAACCATTCAACAAGATAAGCTGGCAAGTTAGCTGTAATATTTTTTTTTTCTGTTTTTTCTTTCATAGTTTCACCAATAGATTTATGTTAATATGACATAAGAACAATCGCATTAAGCGATTAGTTAGTATTTTAATCATAAAAAAGTTTATTTCAAGTGATTTTATATGAAAACAGATAAAAATTTACCGTTTAGACTGCTTTTTAAACAAAAAAGAAGTGAGCTTGGCTTATCGCAGAAAGATATAGCCGAAAAAACTAACACCAGCCCAACCCTCATCTCTAAGTATGAGAAAGGCTTATCTAAACCACGTATAGAAACAGCTAAGCGAATAGCAGAGGTTCTAAGCATTGATTTAGATACCCTCATCAGATCCTTAGATCAGGACGAAGTCTATTTAATAAAGATTCCTTTCTATCTAGATGAAATGGAAGATGATAGTTATTTTCATATCGCAAACGATATGCTACCTAGCTACATAGATACAGATAATCTACTAGCTTACCGGCAAAAAGGTGATGCCATGAGCCCTCTATACAAAGATGGGGATACTCTACTAATTGATAAACTAGATAAAGAAGCAAGTATAAATTCAGCTTTTTTAGTGGAAATTGATGATTACAACGGAATTAAACTAGTCAGCAAAAATGATTTTGCTAAAGAATACATTATTCATTCGGTAAATACCAACTATCAACCAATATATGTGAAGACAAATGAAGTAAACATTATTGGTCGTGTAATTTGGTGTGGTAGGTTTATGTAATTCCATAGACCAAAACCCTGCTGAGATCAACAGGGTTTATATAATTCATATCGCTTATTTTTAACGTTTATCTATAGCATTCACTATAAAGCACGTACTACCTATGATAGCCAAAACAGCACCTATTACACAATAGGTTGTTGAATATGTTCCATTTATTATATAGTTATAAGCGTCCCCACCTACATAAGCATTAACATTGAGACTTGAAAAATTTTCTCCATAATTTTTATATTTAAAAATTTTGGTAAGCCCATAACCTATACAACTAAGTGCACCTACATAAAATACCCAACCAAAAAAAATTAATATTGAGTCGCCTTCTTTTGATGATGTTTCTGTAATTTCTGCTGTTTCTGTATTTTTCATAATTAACTCCTAAGCTAAAAAATAGGCGTTAATTATACCAAAATCAGGCGAGCTTTAAAGTGATCTGGATCACATCACAATGTACTAGCACTTAAGATTTAGCAAGCAATAAACTCCTGAAACATTTCTTCCTGATTAGCTACTTGTGGAAAATTTTGTTTTTCATTTTTCATCGTGCCACCAATACCGGCATTTTATATGTTACTTGAAAAGAGCCATAACCTCGTGAGTTAGCTTTTGGAGGAATAAATTTAACTCGCTCAATATTATTCGATACCTTATTTTTCTTGGTTTCCATTAAATATTGCTCAGGAGATAAGTTGCGTGTTTTTGTAGGTGTTAATACGGTATTTTTCATACATAGTTCCCCTTTTTATAAACAGAAAAAGCCTACTCAAATTACTTTGGTAAGCTTTTTGTCTGTTTAGTTGATGTCAAAGAACAAATGATTACTGTCACTAATCTACTAAATTTTGCGGTCATTCTAATGACAAGCAGGCGCACTTGTCAAGCAAAGCACTACGCCTGCTACCAATACATACACACGATTTTTTATCTTTGAGCCAAAAACATTTCACTACCATCATCAAAATCTTGGCTATTTTCCACCGCACTTTGATCTGTAAAAAACGGCATAAACTCAGTGAGTTTTGGGCTGTCTTTTTTCGGATCGCTGTTAATCGCAGCTAAAAGATAGGCAATTTGTGCAGTGCGGTAATCTTCACGCCATAGCCCGAACGGCTGTTCTTGGTAGAATTGTTCATATTCTTGCAGGTGGCTTTCGGGCATTGCTTCGATTTCTGATAGCGTTTTACCCAACGCAAGGGATAAGGTTAGTTGGAACTTGCGTCGGGCGGTGAGTTTTTTGAGCTACCTTCATTTTCAGCTTGATTAAAAGCAGTGAGTACACTGTCATCAAGGGTTAAAATGGCTTCTAAATCCTCTACATTGTCAGGGTTAAATAAGTTATTGCCTTTTTCATCACATAATTTAATAGCAAGGTTACGTGCAAGACGATATTTGTCCGCAATCGGTTCAAGCTGCTTGGCAAGTGCATCTTCATCATTTAGATTAAGCTCAATGCCTTGTTTGGTTGCTTGGGCTTTCAGCCAATTTTGATATTCAAACACTTCACGGTTTACATCGCCTACAGTAAAAGAACGGATATAGTAGGTATTGCCATTAAGCTCAAAAGGTTTGAGTGTAGGTTTGATTGCAAGTAAAGTTGCTTTAGTGCCTTTATTCATGGTTGATTTCCTTAAAATTTATGAAAAAAAACACCGCACTTTTTATCGTGCGGTGAGTTCGTTATGCAACAGGCAATAAGTAATCGCGTTTGGATTGTTTAATCGTTACACCCGATTCAAACTTGCCTTTCACTTCTCCGCTAATATTGGTGCTGGTTTGGATAAAGCCCGTGCCATAAAGCGATCCTTGATTGTTTTTAAACACAATCAAATATGGAAAGGTTTCTTTGCCGTAGAACTTCTTACGTAAATCCGCTTGCATTGCTGTAGCGGGAGCCCAGAAGAAAGTCAGTTTTACGTTACCAAACTCAATATCACCCGGTTCAGTTTCAGTTCCCTCGCTGCACATTGTGGTAACATCTTCTTCTGAAAGCGTATCGCCGTCTTTTTCAATGTTTTTGATGGCGCAGAAGTTGCTTGACCAACTAACACGAGCCACTTTGGCATTGGTAAATACTGTCGGTTTGTCTTGATCTGCCCAGTTGACTTCATCAGCTAAGATGATGTCGTTAGTTTGTACATCTTTCACTGGGTAGTAACCATCAAGGGAGCCAAGACCAGTTATGAGGAGCAAGTCTCCTTTTTTGTAGCCACTGTTAGCGACGGTAATTTTGGCGTTCGGAGTAATTTCACAAGCAGTAATACTTTTTTCCGCTTCGGTGCCTTTGCCAATGTAAAATTTTGTTCCCTGAAATGGGGTTGTTTGTGTTGCCATTATTCCTCCTGACTGTAAGTAATTTGATATTGTAGGTTTGCTATGTACCAAGTGCGTTTTTGTGCATCTTGTTCATAGTGATAACCCGTTAAATAGCATTGTTGTAAGATACTTAAATCATCATTCTCAAATGCTTCAGCTAAATGCTGTACAATTTCTTCTGCAAGCTCATCAAGTGGGGCTTCTCCTTGGGTTGAACGTTGATAAATGGCGATGTTTAATATTGCTTCCCACTCTCCCCCACATAATCCTGCTGGCTCACTTTGTGCATCGTCAATAAAGACCGCAAGTGTTGTTGGCTCATTATCCAAATCAATAAATGTTGGTCGTCCTGCCCAAACCTTTATTGTTGGGTCTAATGTTTGTAGAAGCTCTGCTATGTGCTCTCTAATAGCTTTATGAATAAGCATATTTTCTTCCTAAGAAAAAACCGCACTTAAGCGGTCTTTTAGTTCTTTCCGTAATTCTGAGGGATAATCTTTAAGCGCCTGTTGATAAGCTGCGGTCAATGGCTGTTGCAAGGGTATTTTCACCACATCAATGGAATAGCGTGAGCGCCCAGCCCGTTGCATTACATGCAAGCGTCCATTAGCAAGGGTTTGGATAAAACCACGTTGCACCGCATATTTTCCCACCATAATGCCACCTCGACCTTCCCACACCCGATTAGCTTTACTCTCTAACAGGCGAATTAGCGGTAACGGTGAGACATTGACACGAAGCCGCGCATGCAGTTTTGTGGCGGTTGCACGCTGATGTTTGCTTTGCCTTGTTCTGCCTTTTAAGGTTTTAACCGGCACACCGATGTCTTTGGCTACATTTTTGGTGGCTTGATTGCGCGCCTTTGTTGCCAAATGATTGATGGTTTTTGCCGCTTGGTGATTAAGCTGTTTCACCACCTTATTCGCATTGCGCCTGATTAAAGCCAGATCCTGATCTATCGTCATTGTTTACTCCAGTTGCAAAATAATCAGTTGATCCACCAATTCAAAGGCTTTAATCACAAACTGCTTATCCCCTTGCTCCGCACGGTCGCCCACGCGTGGACGATAGCCACTTTCTTTAAACAATGTCAATGTGCGCTTGGTACCATTCACCCGATACTCTTCGTTATACTGCAACATTCCTTCAAAGCGTTGCGGCACTTCATCGTAAGTAGCAGGGTAAACAACGCCCTCAATCAGCCAAGGCGACATCATAATCTCTGTTATCGCCTTGTCTGCTTTTGCCAGTACCTGCTCAAACGGGTTAAGCATTGATTTTCACATCAACTTCTTCAGAAGATGTCCCTGAATTAGTCCAAGCAAGACCAAGGCGTTTATTACTGGCTGCAGTTTTGGTTGCCCCCTCCGTATCAGACCAATACAACACATCACCCTGCTTGATGTCGTCAGCTTGTTTTGCTTTAACACGCCATACTCCACCCACAATCCCTGTCCCCGTGCCTTTATTCGCTACATCAGTGACAGCAATTGCAATCAGATCTTGCAACACCACTACATCACCACTTTTCACATTTTTTGTTGCGACAAAATCAATGGTTTCGCCGTTTTGAATAAAATTTTTCGCCATAATAAGCTCCTGTTATGCTTGTTTAATTGCGTGAATGACATCAGGTAATAACCACATCACGCCCAAAATGAATGCCATAAGTAAGCACGCCCATAAGAAAAAACGTACCGATTTTCTCTCATCTAATAATGTCAGCATTATGTTTACCTCTTTAAAAGATGGCAGTTTGATGTTAAAATTCATTTAATTATTTAATCCTTGCTGATTAAGGCTTAAATAAGAAAAGCCCAACTGTTGACGCAGTTGGGCTTTTCTCCTTTTGCTAATTCTTAAGCATTAGTGACTCGCACAATACCACGGTGATCTAATACATTCACTCCGGCATCAATTCGCACTTTGGTCGTCACACCATCAACAGTGAAACCGGTTTGCTGATCAATAAATGGTTGTTCAACACCATTGAGATAAGATACCTCAATTGCTTCTTTATTGAGTAAATACCAAATCTTCGCATTTTCTGCTTGTAAACGTTGAGATTTTGTTACTGGCACAACATCTTTCAATGGATTAATAATCCCCGAATTAATATCTGTACCTTCCACAGAATTTGAGCCAAGAATTTGTTTTGCTCGAGTATAAAGCGACGTTGGTGCAAGCAATACATCGGGTTCAATAGCAAGCTGTTTACCATCAAAAGATTTTTGCGCATTCATTAATTGAATTGCTTTATCAATATTAGCTAAATCCATCGCGGCCCCGGTTACAGTGTTTTTATGTGCGGCATCATAAAGTTTTTTACCGTCATAACTCATCACCGGATCGCCAAAGAGTTGCGCAAAGACTAAATCGGCAATAGTTGCTCGCGCAGCCTGTCCAAGTTTATAAGGCACTTGCGTCAACATATTCATATCATCATTGATGATAAGTTGGCGCGTGAGGCTGAATAACGCTCCGTAAGTGGCAAGCGATACGTGCATTCCGGTATCACCCAAGGTCACGTAGGTATATTCTGCCCCTTCACGAACTTGTGGCAAGCTGTCAAACCCACCTAAACCTACACGATAAGCCGGGCGGAAATCAGTAAGTGTTCCTTTGTGTGTCCATTGTTCAAAATTTTCAGTGCTTTCAGACCAACCTTTTAATACAGATTTATGCGCAACATCAATCAAAATCTGACCGAAATCAGAGGTTGAATGGGTAAACGCCATTCCCACCATCTGCATCGCATTCATTCCTGCAATACCAATTCCACGATCGACTAAGGAAGCGCGCGCTAATTCACGTAAGGTCATGGAATTATAGGCATTGTCTTTTTCTGCTTTTTCAAAACCCGCTCGAGCGAGTAAAGAGGCTTTTACGCTATCTCCAATTAAATTTCCATTATCTACATGGATATGGCTTTGTGGTACGCTTGGTGTGGTATTTTCGCCGAGTTTCGCCAACAATTTATCTTTGGCTTGCTCCGCGGTGATGGTGATATCCCCTAAGCACTCCACCAGCAAATCATTAAATTGCCCATTGAATGGCGCAAATACCGCCTTAATTGCCGTATTTCGTTGCGCCATTTGAGCTTGTACTTGTGCGGTATTATCTACCGTTTGCACCACAGACTTTTCAGCCGCTTGCGGTTGTTCTGTTTTGGGTGGTTGTGCCACATTTTGAGATTGTGTGTTGCCTTGTGGCTTAAACAACATATTTTTAATTTCATTAGGCATTTTTGTATAGTCCTCTAGTTTTTTGGATTGGATACAAGCCATCGCCACAAGGGAATCGGCTAGTTTGTCTGCAAAACCTTGCTCTACGCACTCTTTCCCCGTGAGCCAAGTTTCTTCACTTAGCATTGCTGCTAATTCTTCTTCAGATTTTCCCGTTTTATTGATGTAGGCCATTAACAGCGTACTCTCTACTTTATCGAGCAAATCCGCATATTTACGCATATCATCGGCATCACCGCCCTGAATGCCCCACGGTTTATGGATCATCATCATGGCATTTTCTGGCATAATGATTTCATTGCCCGCCATTGCGATGACCGAAGCCATAGAAGCAGCAAGACCGTCAATAGTGACGGTCTTGTTGGCAGGGTGATTTTTTAGCAAGTTGTAAATAGCAATGCCATCAAATACATCGCCACCGGGTGAGTGGATATGTAGGTTGATCTGTTTGATATTGTTGCCAAGGGCTTTTAAGTCTTTGGCAAATTGTTGAGCGGTCACACCCCAAAAGCCGATTTCATCATAAATGCTGATCTCGGCAGTGTCCTTTGCAGACGCTTTCATCGTAAACCACGACTGATTATTCGTCTTTATCGCCTGTGAGGTTATCGCCATTGCGACTGGCTCCAAAATTACTTGCTTTCGTGTCATTTTGTAATCCTTGTGTGTTAGTTAAATCAGTATCAAATTTCAAACCCTCGCGAGCATTTTCTTTCACTTCCACAATCCTTTGCCGTTTGACTTCGGCAGGGTTGTTACCGCTTGCTCTAATTGCTTGGCTTTCTGTCGCTAATCCCCCTTTAATCCGTTCTTTCCAAGCATTTGCTTCTTTAATCGGATCAATCCATGGCATAACAGGACCAGAATAGACCGCATTAAAAAGCGAGTTAGGGTCAATATCAGGCGGAACATCAATTGCTTGTGAAGCAACAGCCATCTTCAACCACTCCCGATAAATCGGTCGGCTGATAGCTGCTACAAAAGCATCTTGCAGGACAGCATAGCCTTCAAAACTTTCAACAAGTTCTTGCCGCTGTGCCGAGTAAGTGCCGTTGTAGTCTCGGGCGATACTGGAATAGCTTGAACGTGTGCCTGCGGCGGTAGCTCGTAGCTGACCGTTGCGGAAGGTTTCCAAATTTACATTCGGTCGGTTGGAGTTGATTAAACCAATGTCTTCACCTGGCTTTAAATCATCAATCACCGCCCCAGGGGCAATATCAAACAGGCGTTCGCTATCACTGTTGTTTTCGTCATCATAAAGAGCCGCATCGCCTTTTTTGATATACATCGTCATTGCAGCAGCAATGCGTGCGGCAACACGCTCACTTTCTTCGTATTCTTTGAGATCAGCCAATCTTACAATCACACCATGTAACATACTCACACCACGGATTTGATGTAATCGCTTACGAAAGGCGAGGTGCAACATATTTTCTGCAGGTACAGTTTTGATTTTTCCGTACATGCCTGTACTTTCTTGCGGATTGTCTAAATAGACTTGATAAGCTGTCGGTTTCCGCCAAGCATTAAGATAGACACCTTGCACTAAGCCATTTTTTGCCTCTTCTGTTTGCATTGGCACAAAATCCGGCTCTAAGGCTTCAAGGGAAAAAGCCACTTGTGAGCCGTGTTCCAAACCTGCCACTTTGCCTTTTACCAACTGAACAAAGACTTCACCATCTCTTAACCAAGTCCGCAGTAGCATTCGTTCTAATAAAGGGCGGGTATATAAGCCTGTTACATCAGGTTTCACCGACCATTCCGCCCATAGTTTGCGGATTTTCCCCGCTAATTCTTCGTGGACATCACCCACCAAAGTGAGCGGTTGCGGTTCGATGTGAATGCCTTTTGAACCAATCACCCTTTCTTCCATTTTGTCCAAAATACCAATCACAATATCGTGATTTTGGTCTAAGGCTCGTGCTTGTTCTCTAAGACTGACCGCACTTTGCCGTACATTTGTGTTAGCACCTTGTCCGTCTCGACTAGCTTTATGCGTTCGACTTGGCAATGCGGCTTCATACGCATTCAGCACGTAACGGCTTTGTGACCGTTTCGCTGCCCAGCGTGGAGATATTGCTGCAATCGTTTTTTCCAACATATTCATTAGATAAATCTCGCATATTTAATACGGTGTTTTTTTGCTCGCAGCCCTGTTTCCGCCAATAATTCATCAAGCATTGTTTGATAGCGGTCACGCTGCTTGGTAAGTTCCGTTACCTGGTAAGATACGGATCGCCCATTAAAGCTCACTTGGCTTTGTGCCTGCTCAATCTTTTCATCAAGCGTTCGGATCTTTTGTTTTAGTTCGTCGATTGTGTAAATTGTCATATTTACTCCAATAAAAAACCGCACTCCGAAAAGTGCGGTCAAAATTCAAAGCCATCCGCCTGTTTTACGTCCACCACCACTAAGCCAGCTATTTTTAGGCTTAGTTTGTTTTTGGGGTTTTGGTTTAACTTGTACAGCCTGTTCTTCATCAGGTGCACTTTCAATAGAAAGTGTGGTCAAATTTCGAATGATATTTGTGTTCACATCAGGCAATTGCGCCCAACTTGGCACGTCTTTTTCATCCCCCCATTTGATCCGCTCATACCCGCGCAAAATAGCGATGGCGTGCGCATAGCAGAATAAGTCAAAGGCTTCATTGTTACCTTTGCCAGGTTTTCGCCACTTGCCGTCAGGTCCGCGTTCTTCGTAGGTTAATTCATTAAAAAACCATTCGCCGATCCAGTCGGGAAAGTGGATGTAGTTTGCGCCTATGGTGTTACGCGCTAAGGCGTTATTAATTCGGTCTTTAAGCTGATCTGTTTGTAACAAATACAAGGGCACATCGCCGCGCGCGGACGAATGCCGATCCGATCTCGTTGTGTTATCAGGATAGGTTTTTGTTATCAGCTTTTGCCGTTTAGTGCTATCGCCTTTGACAAGATAAACCCGTTTGCTTAATCCATCACGACGGCATTTTCGCCAAAACTTGTACGCATTATCAGTAACGCCATCTTCACCACCACTATCCACAGCCATTGCCAAGATTGGCATTAAGTGGTTTTCATTTGTCGCAAGTGGATATTGCTTATTCAGCACATCGCTGACTAATATTCCCCAATCTTCGGGCATGCGTGGATCGATACGCTCTACGACACCGTCCTCATCAGGCAAAGTGTGCGAAATGTTGTAGCGGTCTATTAACCAGCGTTCGCCGCTTTCGCCATAGCCGACAATCTGGACGACAAATCGACGGTTTTTACCACCTTGTACGTCCACCGCTGCAATTAAAAAGCGACATTGTGGCGGAATTGTTTTGTTATCCTTGCTCGCTTCTTCACGTCGTTCCATGAGTTCATCGGCACGACGCTGTTCAAGGGCGGAGCGTGGTAGATACGGTAATCCCCAGTCCGTATTTGTGACAGCTTTCAGTGTTTCTTCGCTGCCTGTCATTTCATATTCATGCTCTGCGGTTAACAATTTATATGTTAACTGTGCCCATGTTTGGTAGGCGGCAGCAGGGCCCTCCAGCCAAAAGCTGGCAATCCGAGAATTTCTTGCCTCACCCAAAATCTTGCCATTTTTATCAATTCGTTGACCTTCTTTCAGCCATTTCCCTGAATTATTCAGCTCACGCTTACGCTCAGGGGCTATCAATGCCTGACAATGTGGACATTGTAGTCTTGCGTTTTCGCTCGCCTTGACAAAATCGCTATCATCACGATAACCGACCATATTCGCCATGGATGGCTCAAAGTATTCACCGCATTCAGGACATTGCCAATAAAACCGACGGCGATCACCGCGATTATATAGGCTTAAAATACCTGTTGTCGGCGGTGCTTCGTGGGTGGTTTTGGGATTATGTTTGATGTCTACAATGTCTTTACCTGGTGAGCTTTCGACAAGCGTCATGCCTGCACTCATAAAAGTGGTTGTACGTTTGCTGGCAAGCGAAAAACCATCACCCTCACCGTCTATATCATCGGGCCAGCGGTCATAGTCTGTTAGTGCTACATATTTGTAATCAGACGATGACAGCACGTTAATTGACGGCCAACCGATTTTTAATAAATTGCCGGCGCGAAAATATTTATCGTGTACGTTGTTGTCATTTTTGCGTGGACTTAACCGCTTGGCAATTTCAGGAGAACAACGAAAAGTGCGGTCTAATCTTTTTCGACTATGTTCACTGGCTTTTTCTTGGGTTAATTGCACCAGTAAAAAATCTGATGGATCGCAAATAATAGAATACGTAATCCAGCCGTCAATTAAGCCAATGGTTTTACCTGTTCGCGCAGGACCGACAAAAATCACGGCATCATATTCACGGCTGTTTAAACAGTCCATCGGCTCAAGCATATAGGCAGCTGTATGCTTATCCCATTTTACAGAGTTTCCACCTCCAACAGGGACACGCATATATTCCGCCACGGCTTCAGATACTTTCATTCTGCGTGGTGCTTTGATAGCACTTGCCATATCTTTACGAATATCTCTGGCTGAAGCAAACATTACTCATCATCTCCATTCGCTGTATCTGTTTCAGCCTGCTGAATATGTAGTGCCATCTGATCACGTACATCATCAATCACCTGTTGTACGCGGATTAAATCTTTAGGCTGTAATCCGCAATCACGTTCCAAGATATCAGGTAGCGTTTCTAGTGTTTGTACTACAGCTTTCGCCATTGTCCCCATTTCTAACGCAACTTCGTTAGCTGGTATCAATTCACCTGTATCTTTTTCAAATTTTAATCTTTCGTTTTCGGACTGATACCAAGCTCGACGCTCTACTGGTGATAATCTGTCAACATCCGCCGACATCTTTTCTGTTAATCCTGTTAATATCAAATCACGCAAAGAATAAAGTTTTAATTTGCTATTGCTTCCGATAGCTGGCGTTAATCCTGCGGTACGTTGTGATACGGTTTGGCGGTGCAATCCCGTGAGTTCAGCGATCTGATTTATATTTAGCTTGATGTCATGTAAATTGTCCATAAACTCAAATCCTGAAATAAAAATCAACCACCAAAACAAAGGCATCACCTAAAAGATGATGATGCCTAAAAAATCAAAAAACTGCCGAAAACCGCGAGTCCGCAACCCCGTGGAAAGGGGTATCTCCTCAGGAGTACCTTTTTTTTGCAAAAAAAATAATTAATTAGCAATTATAAAGCATTTATGCTACACGGTATAAATATAACCCCGAGAATTTTGATACCCCACTCAGGGTCATAACCAAAATATGTAGCATTTACTTTCCACCAGGATAATAAAGGAGCAGTTAAACTCCCTTACTTATCCTTTATTGGTCCTTTTATTGCAATCTTGAATGGTAAAGGCTCGGCATCTGGGTTATTCATATTGATTAATCCGTACATAGTGAATATAACCCAATCTGCGATATCTAAAACCCATTGTGGGATGAAGTTTGCCGTGGCAATTAACGGTGCTTCACTCTCTATATCGCCAATGTAACAGGGTATGCCCCATAAGCCGCCATAGTGGGTATAGCCTTCTTCAATTAATTGTTTCTTTGATTTATACCCGAACATAAATTCATCCTTGCTTACGGTTCACTGATTGCCATTCTCTAATGGCGTCTACCTGCTTAGCACAAACATCTCTTTCATTCATTACAATAAGCAGATAGTTAATTGCGTCGCCATAAGTTTTGCCGTTAAATGCGGTTCGCTCGCAAGGTGTTAGGTAGGCTTGTGGCGGATATAGATATTCCGTCTTTGTTGTGATTTTATTTGTGCAACCGCTTAATGCTATCAATAACAGTGTTAGGCATATTAGTGCGGCCACAGGGCTCTTTAACCAAAATCTCTTTAACATTTAACTGCTCCGCTTTGAGCTTGTTTCTTAGTTCAACTTCAATTTGCTTTTGCTGTTCAGTGGCTTGCCGCTCTTGGTTGAGTTGAATTGTCAACTCTTGGTTGACGGTTCGTTGCTGTTGAATGGTTTGGGATTGCGTGAGGTTTTTGGCTTTAAGGCTAGATATAAGATTAGACTGGTACCACAACCATGCACACAATCCCAATATCAAGCAAAGTGCGGTCAAATTTAGCCACGTTTTAAACTGGTTAAACATAATGCTTTCTCTTTCTCCCTACGAATTTCCAGTCCGGGTAATTTCTTACCTCCGGCATATACCCATCGAGGCAATTCATTACACGCACCAAGGTAATCTCTTGCTTTAATTTTGCGAAACATTGTAGAGTTTTTTACGGTTCCACAACCTGCATTAAAGGTCAATGATACTGCTGCATCAAAAACTGATTGAGGTATATTTCTTCCGTTAGCATACTGAAAGACACACTGCTCTGCCTTTTTGATGTCTGTTTTCCAGCGAGAGGCGATTTCTAAATCGGTATAAACTCGATGTTCAATCTTTCCGCCCGATTGTTCCGTTGAACCTATACCAACGGTCAGTACATTAGCTGGGCATTTATATGGCTCTCTGCGACAACCCTCAGCTTGCCCGATAATTTCTAACCCTTTCTCGCTCGTTTTTATCTCATCGCCAAAGTAAAAGAGAGTAATTGCAATAATGCTTGATACACCACAAATCGCACTAAGTTTTTTTAATCCAGTCATCATCAAGCCCTTTTCTTAATCTTGCTACTTTTAATTGATGTAATTCTTCCGCCCGCTCTTCTTCCCGTTTTTTTATTCGTCCTTCTCGGCATTTTTGATACATGTTAACTAACGCAGTCAAAATACCTACGGCAAGACTTAGCATCATTAAATTTTGCTGGTCGCCCAACCATGCTATGAAGCCTCCAAAGCCCGACCATATATAGCTTTGTGTTCCCATATCTTTTAACATTTTCATACTCCGCCTCCTATTTTCGAGGCAATAAAAAAGCCCAGTCCTTTAAGACTGAGCTCGTTAATTAGCTATCGTTTTCTATAAAAAAGCCCCAAGCATTTCTGCTCAGGGCTGTAAAATTCATTCGGTGAACATCACTTACACGATGACCACCATATATTGAAATGATAGGACAAGATGACAAGGTTGTCAATAGGTTATTTTGATATTTTTTGAATTTTCTCTACCTGTTCGCAACAATACGAATCCAGTTACAAGCAATTCGTGAATTATTGATTTTGCCCGCATTAAATCTTTTTCCACATTTCGTTTTACTGTTTTAAGACACGGAACACGAATATTTGATTTACCATTACATGGTTGCATTGGAATGGCACCACAATTATCACGTAATTTAACCGCAATAAAATTTACCGTTCGCTTATTTACATAGTATGAAAAAATAATGAAGTGCAACAAGCTATCGTTATTTTTAAAAAATTTCTCAATTCTTTCACTAATCATCATTCCAGTATCATCATCACACATAGGCTCACTTGGATCTTCTGGAATGGCTGATTGCATCAATTTAGCAATAATATTAAATTGTGATTTATCAATGCGCCCACTGCGTACCCATGCACCCCACTTATACATCCATTCATCAACGAATCTTTCCTGTTCTTCTGTGAGCGACAAATCACTAAATTTAAGCATCCATTAACTCCTTGCACTTCTGTTTGTAAATCCTTAATAATTCTTTCAGCTCGTCGATAGTCCACTTCTTCAATCTGTGAGCATTATCCTCAAGCCATTCGGTTCGCTCATTGCCAATTCGAGAAACTAAACCTATCCGAAACATTCTAAGGTTGCCGCTTTCATACAAATTACACTTAACGCAACCGCCGTGAATATTGTCTTCGTGAAATCTTAAAAAAGCACTTCGCCCACGAGGTACATAATGACTTGCTTGGAAATTGTCTCGCCAAGGCTCTCCACAGGCGATACAAGGCAACCCTTTGTCTCTTAAACGGATAAATCTATTGACTTCGTCTTGTGCTTTTTTTAACCAATAAGAACGATCTGAATTTCTCAAACGGTCTTTCACCTGCTTAATTCTCTCTCGCTCTGCTTTTTCACGCGCTTTCTCTGCTTTCACTCTCGCCTTAGCGGTTTTCTGCTTGGCAAGTGTTACACCACATTCAGGACTACACCACTGGCGAAAGCTGTCTGACGTTTCAAAACGCTCGCCACAAATCTTGCATTTTTTTGACCGCACTCTCAAAAAATAACTCCTTTAACTACTTTCCTCTTGACTTGCTTTTATTTTGGGGTTAATATAACCCCGCAAACATAACAAAGAGGATAAAAACAATGTGAATAGCAAAGACGCCATCAAGATGATTGAAAAAGATGGCTGGTATCTTGTTAGTGTCAAAGGTAGCCACCATCAATTCAAACATCCAATTAAAAAGGGAAAAGTTACCATTCCCCACCCTAGAAATGATTTAGGGTTCTTAATTAAAAGTATCAAACAACAAGCGGGGCTATAAGCCCCCCTTAAGGAGCAACTATGTATTACCCACTTGTCTTACAACAGGTTTCTGACGGCTATGTCGTACTCGTTCCCGATGTAGCAGGTTGTTATTCTGCAGGTGATACCTTTGCCGAAGCACTTGCCAACGCAAAACAAGCCATCGAATTTCACGTTGAATCACTCGTTGAAGACGGCGAAGAAATCCCGAAACCCGCTGATATTGCCGTACATCAGCAAAACCCAGAATATCAACAAGCCGATTTATTCTTTGCCATTGTCGAAGTGGATTTAACCCATCTACTAGGCAAAGCAGAGAAAATCAACGTATCGCTGCCAACTCGGCTTATTCGCAAAATTGACGACTATGTCGCCAGCCATCCCGAATATAAAAGCCGTAGCGGTTTTTTAGCCAAAGTGGCAACAGATAAAATTTTTGCTTAATTCCCTGCCCTTGACATTCTCCTCTGTCAAGGGTAGGATTTACCACAGGTCTCAAAAGCCTTACAAACAACGGTAATTCACCCCGTTAGCGTGATTTTTTTGCACCTAAAATTTACTAATCTTGTTTAGCCAAAAAGGTTTAAATTAAGGTGTAACTAATAAATTTAAATCAATGATCGACAGTGCGAGGAATACAACACCGCAAGGGAATAACTCCGCTAGTCTGTTTGCTAGTTTTGAGCTGTCGATCACCCTAACTCAAAATTAGGGAACTCCATCAAAAGGAACAAACAGATGAAAAACTTAACCATTTCTAAAACTTCAATCCGTACATTTGAAAATCTTTATTCATTGAACGATCTTCACTTTGCTAGTGGTAATGATCCAAAACATCGCCCAAATCAATTTATTCGTCTAGATCAAACTCAAGAACTTATCAAAGAAATTGAGTACGAAAATTCTGATGCGCAGATCTGCGCATCGCATAAATCACTACGCACAGGTATCAATAAAGGCACTTGGGCTTGCGAAGAACTTGCCCTTGCCTACGCCACTTGGATTTCGCCAAAATTCCATCTTGTCGTGCTCCGCGCATTTATCGCAATGCACAAAGGCGAAGTAAAACAGCAACAACTTGCCTTGCCTGAACCCGAAAAGAAACACACCTTTGAGTTCACCGAGTACGAACTGCAACAGCTTGCGTGGCTATGGTTCGCTTTCAAACGCGGCGTTGGCACCTTCCAACACGTCCACAAAGCCTTTGAAACATTAGGTTCAAATATAAGTGGGCAAATCTACGGACAAGCTTATGAATATTTAAGTGTACTACGCAGCTCAAACCAAATCTTAAATCGTATTACTAAAGAATTTGAAGCCGATCCAATGTCAAACTGGCGCGTATTGAAACATCTCCGTAATTTTGATCCAAAAGCTGTCAAAATCGACTTCTAAAAACTTAACCAAAACTGACCGCACTTCGGTGCGGTTTTTAATACCCGTAAAATCCCTGTCTATCCCGAAACTGCACACCTTGCTCCGCCGCCCACGCTTCAATGTAATCAATCAAGCTCGCTAACCGCTTCACACCCATTTGAGCCGTGCTTTCACGTAAATTAATTACTTCGCCTTCAAGCCCGATCTCCATTTCTGCTTTGCCACCACTTGCAATAGCGTGAGCCGAAACCATTATTAATTTCCACTGCTCTACACTAAGCCAACGTCCTTTAAATTGTGCCTGCTGACTAATATCCGTTAACATTGCGTGGAGCTTTGAATTTTGCTCCAGTGTGCGAGTGATAGGCTTTATCTCCACAACGTAAGGCTTAGTGATTTCCTTGCCATCTTCCATCATCGGGAGCGGTAACTTATCAATAAAATCTTTTGCGTTGTCTCGCACCGTATTTGAGCGGATAAAAAAACGTTGTTTAAAGTCCATCTTGCACCTGCTCCTTGGTAAACCAACCGCAAGATTTCGTACGATTCATCGCGCTATCTTCACTACAAAATTCTTTGTATTTACCCGTGTAATGACCGTTGCAGCGATAAGGCTCTTCTACAAACCATCCCCAATCATCATTTGTACTTAAATCCTCAATTTCCCCGCCACATTTAGGGCATTTAAGATTTATCTTTATGTTTGTGTTGTCCATGCCTTAAACTCACTGCTGTTGCTATACCGCTTGCGATAAAACAAGCGGCTATGAATACTGTTTTTGTTATCACTTTATAACCCGCCGAACATCTCCTTAAATCCAAGAATCACCTGTTTACACTCCCATTTTCCATCACGAACTAACGTTACAATTGCTATCAAGAAACCCGCGGGATAAATCAGCAAATAACCGATATATCTAATCGTGAGCATCAGAACAAAAGTGGTCATCGCCACAACAGCAAAAGGCCAAGCGAGTAGCTGTCTAATATTTCTTTTCATTTAACCACCTGCCAAAAACTAATAATTCCAACACACCAAACAACCAGCAACATAATTACTTCAAAAGCATTTAAATTATTTTGTTGATGTTTATTGACCACCCAATAGCCAAACACCCAGCCTAGAGAACATAACAAATAAAGCAACATTCTTACCCCCTTTAAAAAAACGCATATAACTGATTGATTACTTTCTCATTTCGACAATCTTTAAATATCGTTGCCATTGCCGCATTTGTAATTGACACAAACAGTTTTCGGCGCTCAATATCATCGTTCAGAACTTTGTAAGAAACGCTCTTAGGTACTAACCTAAATTCAGAAGGATTCTTCAAATCAAACACCATTTCGCAATATCCCGCCTGTATCAATAAATCCCCACGAAACGCATCAAATTGAGATTTCTCGTTTGAGAATTTCTGTAATCCGTTATCTGCACACCAATAGTCAAAACAAAACTTAAAGAACGAGAACATTTTTCGATGCAGTACCGGATTAACTTTAATGTTGATTTCAACCTCATATAACTCGTTATTCTTTAATTTCTTAAGTTCTTCCTCTTCTGTTTCGTCCGCTGGGCTTAATATTCCACCCGGCAACTTCATCATTTGGTATTTAGCCATTTATCCACTCCGCTTGTACGGCTGTGCAAACATCATCTATAAAATCTAAACTTACTGAACGTTGCCAAGTATCTCTATCAAATTGCTGATCTGTCATCAATTTACTCTCCGTGCGTGTAACATACTGCGCATTTTGGCTAAATAACTTAAATCTGTTTCCAAGGTTGTTTTGACTTGAACCGTCTTTGGTAACTGAGAACGTCTTGGCGGTATCTGCTCGCCACGTGATAGCTTGTCCGCCCATTCTTCTAAAATCTCTCTTACACCTTGGCGTGTTTCTTTGTCTGTCCATTGTTCTTTTGCACTGCGTTCGTAGAGTTTTGTTAGCAAGTGATACTCAAGGTCATTAACAAAATCAAAACGATCAGCCCAAGCTAAGCCACCAGCGCGGATAAATTTTATAAATCGCGCTAACAACTCGTCTGCGCTTGGTAAGCCTAAGTGAGCGTAGTCATTGCCCGACTTACACCAGCTAATAAATTTACCAATGCTCGGCACAAAATCATCTTGCTTGGTGCGCAACTCGCGCATTCCGTTGCGTACTTGGTCAATGGTTTTAATCCCGTTTTCGGCAAAGCCTAAAATCCATTGGCGTTTTGCCGTGATAATTTGTTGCTCAGTCCAGTATTGGATACTTGGGCAGCTCGCCAAAAGTTGCTCAAAAATGCGATCCACCAGCGTTTCGATTTTGTCGTTGAGTGGTTGCGCTTGTTGTGTTGTGATGCTGTTGCTCATAGTGTTTCCGCCCAGCCTTCCGCCGTGTTCCACGGCGCCTTGAATTTATCATCGAGAGATTTACGCGGTTTGTTATCGCCTTGCTCATCTCGCCATTGCCAACTAGCCTTAAATCCACGCCAACCGCGCTCAATGGATACTGCTACCGCCTGTTGAATCGGAATTCCAGCCTTGTCCGCTTCGCGCTGGAATCCGTCCAATGCCGTTTTTGTGATTGTTGCCTTACACGCCTTGCGATGTTCTACAAAGTCATCAGCCAACTGGTCGGTAATCCCATACTGTTCAAGTAAAATCATCGCATCGGATTTTTTTGCGCGCGCGTTACTAACCGTTAGGTTAGTATTATGGTTAATTGACTGGTTAATAGAGTGACTGGTTATGGTGCTAGCTCCTAGCATACCCCCTGTGCTATCTGCTGGCATACCTATGCTAGCTCCTAGCATACCTGTGCTATCTGCTGGCATACCTTTATCAAGGTGTAACTGGTATAAATTAGAGCTAGATCCATCTTTGTTTTTACGGGCAGTTTTTGATACAAATCCCATCTGAATTAATACGTCAATGTGCGTCCGCGCGCTCGCTTTTGAGATCTCGCAAACATCCGCGACATACTGATATGATGGAAAACAAACACCATCATCATTGGCATTATCAGCAAGTTTAATCAATACCAACTTACGCAGTGGATTACCAACCTTAATGCTCATAGCTTGCGCCATTAATCTTAAACTCATAACATTAACTCCGAAGCATAACGTGACGCAATAAATTCGATTCCTTTACTTGTCACGCGGGTTTGTGTGAAATTGTGACCGTGTTCTGCCGTGCCTGTTTTAACCGCAAACAAATCTCTTGAGTGAGCTGATTGATACGGTAAAAGATTGCCTGATTGGCGATACAAAAATTTGTCCTCAATTAGACGGCTTATCATTGCTTTCTCTGGCATTTTTAAGATTTTTGCTACCTCACGAAGTGATTTAGTTGTGCCAGTCTCAACATAATGTTCGACAAAAGCGACTTTAGGGGCTTGATAAGCAATTAACCTATTCTGTTGCTCAATCTGTTCTGCTTGCTCTGCTGCTAGGCGTAAGGCTTGCGATAGAGTTTGAGGAATTTTTGGTTTTACCACTTGATTTTCTAACTCCTCCAAGCGGTCAATGATTTTCGCTCGTAAATCAATGCGATAACCTGACACCAAAATCATCGTTTCACGTTTTGGTAAACGAATTTCACTTGTTAAACCTGTTTCAGGGTTTTTAACAATAAAAACCCCTTTAAAATCAAGACTATCCATATTTGGATAGAGTTCATCAAGCATATTGCGAATATCTCGCATAACGTGAGCGTGTTGCTTCTCACACAATTGAGCAATCTCACGACTACTCATCGTAATGCTTGCATTTTGATTTTTGATCGTTGATAATGAGCCTATCATTTTGATTATCCTCCTATGGATTTAATTATTAGCCACCGTTCCAGCGGTGGTTTTTTATTTGCCTAAATATTCGTCTTTCGTTTTTGCCAACCCAACTTCGGCATGGACAAATAACGCTTGAAGCACATCTCTTGGAACAGGTTTATCGGAATCTTTAACATGAACCGCTAAACCAATCTCGTCCAAATATGCTGCAACCACTTCCAAATAATTTGTTTTAAACCGAGATAAATTACTTGGATCTATCCCTATATTTCGGGCAATTTCACAATCTGCTTTTTCTGCCCCTTTCTTATAAATTAAATCTGCAATCACTCTTGCGGATTTGCTTAATTCATTGCGTGCCATTGCACACCTCTTGTTGTAAATTAGGCTTCAGTAGAACTAAGAGAATGTAATAACTCTAGCTCAGTAACTTTTCCTTCGGTTGCTTTTACAATTTTAGGAATATACTTTGCATTAAACCCGCCACCATTTAGCCAATAGCTAATGGCGACCTGAGAAACGCCGCATGATTGACTTAGTTTTACTTGAGAACCGCAAATTGAGATCGCTTTCTCTATAACTTGGTTCTTCATAAATTCCTCGCAAAATAAAATACATTATAAATATATAAAAATAATTATAATAAATCAAATATTTTCTTATTTGAATTTATATAAATTATTTTATAGGATTGCGTTAAAAGGAGATTTGATATGACTTCACTCGCAGAAAGATTGCTACATGCAATGAATCAAAAAGGTTACACCCAAAAACAATTAGCTAAAAAAGCTAAAACATCACAAGTAACAATCAGCAATATACTAAGAGGAGAAACGCTAAAACCTCGCAATTTAGTTGAAATTGCTGATGCGCTCAATGTAAATACAAAATGGCTACAAACAGGATATGGAGAAGAAACCACTGATACTCTTGATAAAAATGAAGATTCTATTGTGATTGATGTTCTCAATGTAGAAGCTAGCGCAGGTAATGGATCAAATGGTGACTTGGTTGAAGTGGTTAGCCAATTGCACTATGTTCCAAAACAGTTTTACACCTATTTTAGAGGAATAAATCCAAGCAATATCAGAGTCATTAATATTAAAGGAGATTCCATGTACCCCACTTTTTCAACAGGAGATATGATCTTTGTAGATATAAAGGTCAACTACTTCGATGGTGATGGAATATATGTTTTTACTTACAAAAATAATATCTACGTAAAACGATTGCAGCTTGCAGGCGAAATGCTACTTGTTCTTTCAGATAACCCTACCTATAAGCAATGGGAAATCACTGAAGAAAATCTGGAAGAACTTCATATTCAGGGCAAAGTAAAAATACACCAAAGCCAGCAGTTGAATTTCATTGGGTAAAAATATGCTATCACCAACACAACAAATGGAGCAATTTAATATTGCTTATGTATTAGCTATAACAGCTAAAGCGGGCTTTAATCATGCAACTCCAGTTGTTGATGATCATAGTGTCGATCTTGCCATTTCTGCAGAGTTCCCAACTGAAAAAGGAAAACGAAGTGATCCTGAAATAAAGCTACAACTAAAATCAGAAGGTAATATTCAGATTAAAAATGGTATGGTAAGCTATACACTCAAAAAGAAGAACTATGATGATTTAAGAAAAAATTGTGCAAATCCACGCTACTTAATTGTATGTGATTTACCTAAAAAAACTAGTCAATGGCTTTCACATAAAAAGAAATTCATGACTTTAAAAAGACACTGTTATTGGATATCATTAAAAGATTTTCCAGCAATATCGAATAAAAGTAGTGTTACACTTAAAATTCCAGAAAGCCAACGATTTACCACTGATGTATTAATTCAAATGATTGAATGTGCTAGAGTAGGAGCAACTTATGAAAAACAATAAAACGGACACGTTACTGTTTCTCGAACAGCTTGCTCGCTATTTAACTATCAAAAATTGGCAAATTGCGTTTGAGTTAGAGTACGCTATTATTTGGCAAAGAGAGCTAGGACATCAAATTTTAGAAATTACGGTACCCAAACCAAGCGCGGAAGATAGTGATGAGATATTGGAGAAAACTCTTAAAAAGCTTGCCAATTTTGAAGAAAAAACAGTAGAAACATTAAAACTCAATATTTCAAATCAATATACAGACAAGCTATCTGTTCGAGTTGTCGGAGAAAGTGTCAAAGATGGCACAATCCCTCTAGATGACGGAGTTAAATTGTTTGAAAAAACTAAACATTTAATTAATGCGTTAGCACTTTCAGCTAAAAATAAAAAAGCTGTTTTTGGGCATAATTCAGGTGGAAAAAATGTAGCAGAGTTTATGTCTCAAGTTCGTTTAGGGCAAACCCAAATTGGAAGCTATATTGTCAATTTATCTTATCCCGTTGAGAATATTGACGTTAAGGATCAGAATGAAATAATTCAAGCGATTTCATTTTCTCGAAGTGTATCTCATAATTTAGTCAACAGTCTTAAAAAACTGAAAGAAAAAATTACACATTATGAGAACAACCCGACAAGTTTTGCTGAATTGATACCAGAAGGAGTTAGTCATAATCTTTGTGAAGCTATTATCGGTTTAAGCGGTTCAGAACAACAAAGAAAAGTCGAAATTAAACTTCAAGCTGGTGAAATTAATGATGAAGCAATGCCTTCCAAAGCATTTAACATTCAATTTGATCAAAATGAAATTAAAGTTGTACAGATTGCATCCAAATATTATCAAGGGGAATACACTCTCCCCCGTTATGAAATCATCGGCAAGATTGTAGGTCTGCATTCCAGTAATTTAGCTGAAGGTGGTTATATTCAAGTGCCTTGTAAAATTGAAAACAAGACGGTTGAAATTAGAATTGATCTATCACCAGAGCAATACCAACTGGCAGCTGAAGCACATAAAACTGAGCAGCAAATTCAATGTAAAGGTGAAAACTTATATATCAATAAGAAAAAAGGTCGGTTGCAAAAATTAAACTCAATGAATATCTTATAATCAAACCGCCATTAGGCGGTTTTCTTTTATCTCAATGAAACTAATTTCATTCGACATTCCTACGCAAATCAAAAAGTAAAAGCCACACTATACAGTATGGCTTATTTTCACTAGAAATGTTTCCACTCTAAACCTTGTGTATCAAAAGTAAATTGCCCTTTGCCATAATTGTAAAAGCTCGCTTCTACAATTAATTTTTTCGACTTTTTCAGCTTATCTACAAAAGTTTTCATTGCTTTTGCATTTTCGATGAAAAGCGTATCATTGCTGCCACCATCCGCTCCAACCATTCGATAACTCTCCAATTTACCATCATCAAACTTCACGGTAATTTTACAACTATCAATCATACAGCCATTAAATTGTCCATGAATGCTGAAAATGACATCATTTCCATATTTAGGGTCTTTGCGTAGCATTAAATTCAGTCCGGATGAATCATAAGGAAAACCAAAATCTATTGTATTAGTCGATCTCACTCTAGCAAGATAAGTTGTGGCATTACGCAGTTCATCTTTCTCTTGCTCATATTCCCACTTAGATTTTTCAGCGGTAACTTCCTCTTTACCGGCATCTTTTTTTACAAAGATACTATCGTAACATTCCAAGCGTTTTGTACTATCCTCAATCTTAGAACAGCTCTCTCCTGTTTCAGTCGCAAAAACAAAAGTAGGTAAACAACATAAAATAAAAAGCGATTTCTTCATATGACCTCCATAGAAATTTTATCTATTTTCTCTTAAAAAGAGTTTTCAATCCGTGATCAAATTCGCAAATTTAAATACAGCCTGTTCAAAAAACAAGCAATCAAACAATTTTTCTTAAAATAAATTTCTTTAAAAATCAACATTTTATAAGTTTATTTATTGTAAATATGAATAAATTATAAAATATCTTATTTACATTTTATAATCTTTCTTATATTATACACCCATCAAAACGAAACAACGTTTAATGCTCTTTAAAAATCTGGTGCTCGTGCGAACGAATATTAACAATCTCGAATTTCAAGCGGTGAAAACTGCGAACTAATGGGAAAGATTGGTTAGACCCTGACAAGTCAACTTGGGCGACTTACTCAATAGAGGGAGTAAGGCATAGGCAATGCACTCGCAAGGTGTAGAGAGCCGAAAAGGCAACACTGGTATTCAATGTTCTAAGCAATCCACTCTTTCATTAACAAAATGGAATGAAGATACGAGCAGCACCCGACCGAATAGGCAGAATGTAGGGGCGGGCGACAGCGTGGGCAGACACGCATTATTTCAAAGCACATTTGCGAGTGTGTTTTGAAATGGCAGACAATAAATATAAACGAGGTCAAAAATGGAAGAAAACCAAGAACACAGCCTAACTTGCGAAGATAAAGAACAAATTAAATATGCTGTATTGAAAGCAGTTGAAAATGGGTGTCTAGAACCTGACTTAATCGCTGATAGATGTTGTACAGCATTAGAACGTATTAATAGATATGGCAAAAATACAGGAATTGGAAGTTGTGGAACTACTTCCACCACTGTTCCTGAATAAATTTAGTTACTTTATTCAGGTCGTAAGTAACTAAAATATTATTTTTCATAATCAAATCCTTATTTTGTTGTGAGAGAGGCTTGATTATATTCCTTAAAGTTGTGAGAGATAATAAGGGACTTGAGCCTTGCAAGTATAAAGAAAGGCAACTATTCCAAACGGTATTTACAAAGAAGCTCAATAGTACGCGTTGCGAGTGGAATGTTAGACAAGTGCCGTTTTGAATAGCTAAACAAGAGGTAAATTATGAAACCAATTTTAGATGCATGTTGTGGTTCTCGGATGTTCTACTTTGACAAGAACAATCCGAACGTTTTATTTGCGGATTGCAGAGAACTTGAAACAACAGTGAAAGATAGAGATAAGGTTAGAGAATTATCTATTAAACCTGACGTTATTCATAATTTCACAAAAATGCCGTATGAAGATAACAGTTTTTTTCATGTTGTATTTGACCCTCCTCACTTAGTACAAGGTGGTGAAAATAGTTGGCTTGTTAAAAAGTATGGAAAGCTACCTAGCGATTGGCAGGGTTATTTAAGAGATGGTTTTAATGAGTGTATGCGAGTACTGAAACAAAATGGAACACTTATTTTTAAGTGGAATGAAACTCAAATACCTGTTTCAGAAATAATTAATGTGATAGGAATTACCCCTATTTACGGACACAAGTCTGGAAAACATAGTAAAACACACTGGCTTGCTTTTGTAAAAATTTAGTAATGCTAGATAACCAAAAGTCCTAACAATTAAACGTTAGGTCAAACCTATTCAAAACCACACTCCCCCATTTCTTTTTTCTTACTAATGTCTTTTCCTTTTGGGTAAAGTTTGGTTCTGAATGCTAAACAGGAGAAATTCATACATTCCACAGAAAGATGTTAAAAACCATACGGATATACGCCATTTGCCTACTGTAATAGGTGGGTTTTAATGTATAAATAATCACTATCGATTTTTCCCCATTCAATTGATAAACTTAGGGGTATTATATGCTGAATGAAACAAGAAAAATGAAAATTGACGATTTTATTAAATCATATAAGAATCATCCTGTGTTTTTTATTGGAACGGGGTTTAGCTTACGCTACTTAGAAAATTCTTTTAGTTGGGACGGTCTCTTGGCACATACAGCTAATAAAATTGATAATACAGATGAACAGTATTTAGAGCTAAAAGTAGAACATCAGCATAAAAACTTTGATAAAATCGCAACTGTCCTTGAAGAACGTTTTACAGAACTTCTAAAGAAAAACCGTAATCATCCTGAATTAAAATCAATAAATGACACTTTCTTCGAATTAGCAAAGCAAGGAAAAGAAGTATCTAGGTTTAAAATTTTTCTTTCTCAAACACTATCTCAGTTAAGTAAACGAAAAGATAAGAAACTTGAGGAAGAAATCACTCTTTTAAAGAAAGCTAGAAAAAATATAGGTTCAATTATCACGACTAATTATGATACATTCATTGAAAGTATCTTTGAATTTAATCCTCTAATTGGAAATGACATTTTGTTAAGTAATCCTTATGGCTCTCTTTATAAAATTCACGGTTGTGTAACTGCCCCAGAGAGTATGATAATAACAGAGAGAGATTATGAAAATTTTAATAAACGCTATGAGTTGATTAGAGCACAGTTACTATCTTTATTTATTCATAATCCGATTATTTTTATAGGTTATAGCATTAGCGATGAAAATATTAAGTCCTTATTAAAAACGATATTTACATATGTGCAACCGAATTCGGAACAAGCTCAAAAAATACGAGATAATTTTTTACTTATAGAATATGAAAAAGATTCCAATTCTCAAGAAGTTTGCGAGCACGATATAGATCTAGAAGGATATTCAACGATCCGAATCAATAAAATAAAAACAGATGATTATTCTCAAATTTACAAAGCTATATCAGAGCTTATGTTACCAGTTTCTGCAATGGATATAAGAAAGGTACAAAATATAGTGGCTGATATAGTCAGTGGAAGCAATATTCAAGTCAGTATTACCGAAGATATTGATTCATTGAAAAATGATGAAAAGATTCTTCTAATTGGAAATAAAGAAAAAATCAAATATGAATATCAAAATGCATCAGAAATGATGCGTAATTATTTTACTATTCTTGATGAAGAAAATTGTCAATTAATTGCTCTAATAAATAAACAAATAATTACATCAAGTATGTTTTTCCCTATTTATGGCTTTAGTAAAATATATCCACACTTAAATAGAATTGAGGATTATAAAATTTATCAGTTAAATAAATTGAGAAAAACGATCTATCGGTTACAAGATAAGCATATAACAAATGATAATTCTATTGAAGGAATAATAAATAATACTAACATAAGTTCTTCTGCAAAAGAAGGTGCTATTTTTATTGAGGTATACAGAAGAAATATTTCTCTTGAAGAATGTAAGATTTATCTTGAGAAACACCCAGATAAGAGTTCGACAAGCTATCGCAGATTATTATGTTTATATGATTATATGATAAACAATACCGAGCCTCTAATTTAATATTGACAAACCGCCCTACTTCGGATTAATATAACCGCACTTACAAAACACCAGCGGTTCTCCGCAATCCGAAAATATAGCGGTTTTTTTATGCCTAAAATTTAGGTGTAATTCGATCTATGATCGGGTTGAGAGAGCGTAATACAATACTCACAAGAGAAATAAGCTCCGCCGGCTGGTGTCGGTAAGTTGAGACCTGATCACCCTACTTATGTGATCGAATTACTTAACTAAACACCAGGGGCATAATATGTCAAATAATCAAATCTCTACTTTCAATTTCAAATCTCAACCAGTCCGTATTCAATCCCTAAATGATGAACCTTACTTCTGCTTAACAGATGTTTGCCTTGTTTTGGGTGTAAATCGCAGAAGTTCTGAAGCATTTAGATTGAATGAAAAGGGGTGCAATAAAATTGCAGTCCTTACCGAAGGTGGTATGCAAGAAGTCGTTTTCATCAACGAACCGAATTTATATCGGATCATTTTTAGATCTAACAAATCTCAAGCTATCGAGTTTCAAAACTGGGTATTTGAAGAAGTGTTACCGCAAATCCGAAAAACAGGACAATATAGCGTACCGCAACAACTCGCTCTGCCTGAACCCGAGAAAAAATACACATTCGAGTTTACCGAAGATACTTGCTTACGCCTTGTAAGCATGTGGTTTGCGCTCTACAACAACCTAGAGCTATTAGGACAACTACACCAACCATTAAGCAATATCGGCTCACATTTCGGTTCAACCGCTTACACGCATTACACCGAATATAAAACGATACTCGGCACAATGAAAAGCGTTTTAGAGCCAATGACAAAAGATTTTAACCCTGACCCTAGAAACGAAGCGCATTTCTGCAAAGCACTCAAAACGCTACGCAGTTATCAATTACAAGGCTTGGCAAAAATCGTAAAACATCCAACGCCACCAACGCGTAAATACGATTTCTAAAACCTAATCAAAACCGACCGCACTTTTCCCTAGAAAATCGTGTGGCGGTTTTCTACACCCTAAATTCAGTAAATTGATTAAAAAGGAAACAAAAAATGTGTGAATGTATTGATGAATATAAAACAAAACTTTCCGAATACTTAAGTAGCCATGGGGTTGAATTGGTTGGAGGTATATCTCTTGATACCGTATTTCCAACTAGAAATTGGAAGCTCATTGGAGAAAGAACGGTAGTAAAAATTCAATATATTGAGAAACGAACCTCAAAAAATGGAAAAGTGCGTGAAATAAAACGCAAAACAAAAGTTATCAATGATTACTGTCCATTTTGTGGCGAGAAATATAAATAAGGAAGCAAAAAATGAAACAAATCATCAAGGAAATTTTCATTTTGGCTATTTTCTCATTAGTGATTATTTTAGCCACTGTACTCGCCAGTAAAGCCTTTGCCACTACTCCACAAGAAACCTGCGAAATCAAAGGCGGAGTATGGACTGGCGAATATTGCGCACCGCGTGATATGACGGATGACGAAATTGTTTATGCGCAGGAATACACAAAACACGCTGAAATGAAAGGATTACTTTATGTTGATTAATGAAGATATTAAATCTGTACGCGTGGGTATTGATGAAACTCAACAAGGATTTGTTGCAACACTGCTTATCAACGAAAAACTAATACACGCAACTTATCCGCAGTTATCACGTAAAAACGCAATTATGCTGATTAATCGCAAGATTGATCGAATTAACAGAATTAATGGCAATCGGATAAAACCGTATAAGGAATGATAATGAGCTACTACGACAATGTGTTTTTAGCACCGCCTGAAGACGAAGAAGAGCGAATTAATGATGAAGATTTCGTAGAGCCTGATGATAATTTCGAGCCCTACGATGATGATTGTGATTACTGGAAATCAAACTGTTATGGCAGGGGGTAAAGATGATTTATGAAGAATTAGAAGATGGCGAACTCATCATCATTGATAGAAAGAAAATTGACATGGCTTATGTTGAAAAGCGCGGTCAAAATTTAAATGAATTTGAAAACTGGCTTTTCAGTGGTGCGATTAACCCTGTAGCCGTACAAGATGCGTTAAATCGTTTTTACGCAGAAATGCCCTTTTAAGGAATAAGAAAATGAAACTCTATGAAATTGCAACCCAATACCAAAACATCGCGGAATTATTGAGCGACCCTGAATTTGCTGATAATCAAGATATTACAGCTGCACTGGATAACATCGAAGATGATTTTAACAACAAAGCGGTGAATGTGGTTAAGGCAATCAATATCGCTGAACACGATATAGGCGCAATTGACACAGAAATTAAACGCTTAACCGCAATGAAAAAGGCACGCCAAAACCGCATTGATGAAATCAAAGACTACTTGAAATTCAATATGCAAAAAACAGGCATTTATAAAATCGAATGTCCGCTTTTTAAAATCAGCTACAGCGAACGTGCACAAAGTGCGGTAGAAATTGATGAAAAGTTATTTATGGATAACAACATTAACGAAGATTTTGTAAACATCAAAATCACACCAAATAAAACCGCGATTAAAGAAGCATTAAAGCGTGGGGATAGCGTAGTGGGTGCGAGATTGGTGGACAGCCAAGTATTAAGCATTAAATAGGAGGGAGTAAATGAGTATTGCAACATTAATACTAGGTGAAAGCGGCACAGGTAAATCTACCAGTTTACGCAATCTTGATCCGACAAAAACACTTCTTATTCAGTCCATCGGAAAACCATTACCTTTCAGAGCGAAAGAATGGCGACTTATCACTAAAGATAACCCTACAGGTTCAATCTTTATTTGTGATAACGCTGAAACCATTTGCCGAGCCATCACCAAAACTGACAGAGAAATCATCGTTATTGATGACTACCAGTACATTATGGCAAATGAATTTATGCGAAGAGCTAAAGAAAAAGGTTATGACAAATTTACCGATATTGGAGAAAGAGCGTGGGCAGTATTCAACCAAGCACTAAATCTGCCAATGAATAAACGTGTTTATATTTTGGCTCACACAGAAACCGATCCTTTTGGCAAAACCAAAATTAAAACCATCGGCAAAATGTTAGATGAAAAAATTACCCTTGAAGGTATGGTGACAATTTGCCTACGCACGCACGTTAATGACGGGCAATATCAGTTTTCCACTCAAAATAACGGTTCTGACACCGTAAAAAGCCCAATGGGATTATTTGAAACACAGTTTATCGACAACGATGTAAAACTCGTAGATGACAAAATCTGCGACTACTACGGTATTCATACAACACAGGAGCAATAAGATGACCCAACCTATTTTCACTTACAACCAAGAGCAAGCCGTTAAAGCAGGTAATTCAGCATTTATCAGCGAAACAGGGGCTTATAACTGCAAAATCATCAGTGCGGAATACGTCCAATCTCAAGGCGGTGCGTTATCCCTTGAATTTAGCGTAGAAACGCAAGATGGGTTAAAAGGCAATTATCTCTCTGTCTATTATCAAGGCAAAGACGGACAACCACTGCAAGGCGGTCAAAATATGATACAGGCAATTATGGGCTGTACCGGTGTTCAAGTATTAACACAACAATTCAAAGATGGCAGAGCCTATGCCCCTGAATTAAGCGGTAAGTATGTGGGCTTGATGTTGCAAAAAGTCTTACGCACTAAACAAAACGGCTCAGACACTTACGGATTTACTATTCTCTGCCCATACTTCATAAAAACCCAAAAAACCTTATCAGAATACATCGAAAACAAACCGGCAGAACGTATTCAATGGCTTGTTGAGCATACGAAAGATAAGGACGAACGAGATAAACAACAAAACCAACAACAAGGATACCAAGCCCAACATCAATTCTACGGACAACAGGCAACACCGCCTAACTCACCGCAACAGCCTCCAGTAGATAACTTTGATGATAATATTCCGTTCTGAATTACGTATAATTAGGCAACAAAAAACCCCCTATAAAGGGGGTTCAGTAAACATAAGCGTTATAACTAAATAACCGCTACATCTACTGCTGAAGGACCACGTTGTGAGTCTTGTACATTGTACTCAACTTTGTCGCCTTCATTTAAACTGCGATAGTTATTTCCCATAATGCCAGAGAAATGAACGAAAAGGTCTTTTCCACCATTTGATGGAGTGATGAAACCAAAACCTTTATCAGAGTTAAACCATTTTACTAAGCCATTTAATTTAGACATGTTGTCTTCCTTTTTTTAATTTTAAATTTGTGTGCTTGAATCAAGCGTTAATGCTAATAACGAGAACTTAATTGAGGTGGATACTAAGAGAAACTTCAAGGAACAAATTTAGAACTTGTAAAAAGGAGGAACTATAATAACTAACTTTTATTAAACTGCTGTCTAGCTGGAAAGCATTAGAACACGGTTATCACATTAACACAAGCTTTATTTCATCTTTTTTGTGAAAAAAGCACAAAAAACTTAAATTGGCAATTTTAAGCCCTCTATTGAGGGCTTAAATTTAATCGTTTAGCTTGACTAATCGTCTAATTTACAATCTAAGACAACTTTATAGTCTTTTTCATATAAAGTTGCATCTTTACCTTTTGTTTGTAGTTTGTATGAGTAGTCTGGGTTAATTGCTTTATAACCAATACCTGAAGCTGTTGCCATTTCAACCATTGGAATTAATTCATTCATTTGAGTAATTACAGCATACTGTGTATGAGTTGTCTTATCATCAAAATAGACAACCTCAAGTTTATCAGTTCCACCGCAACTATACACAGCATGGGATATAGGTAATTCTTTTTTGGTTGTTTTTGTATCAGATGCATAAGCCATTGAGCCGATTGTTAAACCAACAAGACCACAAACAACAGCTACATTAAATTTTTTAAGAAGTTGCATATTATTCTCCTATACTATTTTTTGGATATGCTTTGGTTAGACTAAAATAAACTAAAGTTAGTTCTTAAAAAGTATAAAAATAATATGTAATTGACAAAGCGCTTTCCTTCGGATTAAGTTTAATCCGTCACAACCACCAAAAAGGACCACAAAATGAAACGCAACTGGGACTTAATCCGCAAAATTTTGCTCAAACTTGAAGAAAAGGCAGATAGTACAAGTTGGTTAATGAGTACAGATATTCAAGGTTACGACTAGCAAACTGTCGCTTATCACTATAAATTACTTAAAAATGCCGGAATTATTGAAGCACTTGATATTTCCACAATGGAAGAAGAAAATTTTGCTGCGCTCTCGCTCACTTGGCAAGGACACGAGTTCTTAGACAAAATCCGCAATGACAGCGTATGGAATAAAGTCAAAAACACCGTTCAAAGCAAAAGCCTTGATTTGAGTTTTGACGTCATTAAGCAAGTGGCAACGGCGACAATCAGCGCAATGTTGCCGTAGATATATTGACAAACCGCCAGACTTCGGATTAATATAACCGCACTTTTAAGCCGTTTTTTAACGGCTTTTTTTGTATCTGAATTTCAAGGAAACCCAATGAGAACAACAAAAGCGGAATTGCTCGAACTTAAACAAGAATTTGAAACTGAATTAGAAAATCTAAAAGCGGCAAATCAACGCTATGCAAATTCACAACAACATTCTGCTGAGATTAAGCAATGGCATAAAACAACCGATGAACTCACTGATGAAATCATTGAGTGGCATAAAGTAGGCAAAGAACAGTCTCGCTCCATTGAACTCTTATCGAAACAATCCGAAATAGACAAGCCTAAAATAGAAAATTATAAAAAGGAAATCGAAGAAATGATCACCCTATTCAAAAAACAAAAAGAAGACATCCAAGAAATTATTGATGATGCTAACCGTGCCAGTATGGCTGGGGCATTCAAGAAACAAGCTGATGATATAAATGGAAAAATGCGATGGACTGACGGCTTTCTTATTGTCGCTTTGCTTGGCGTTGTCGGTATATCCTACTGGGGGTTTGTAAGCAGTTTTAATCCTGAAAGTACCCTAATTTGGTCGCAATTCTTAGCAAAAGCTTCCATAGGATTACCGCTATTAATTGTCGCTTGGATAAAAGCTCGTGAACGTGCTTATCTATTCCGCTTGCGTGAAGATTATGCTTACAAATATTCATCAGCAATGGCATTTGAAGGTTATAAAAAACAAATCCAAGAACAAGATCCTGAAATGCAAAAACAACTACTACAAATTGCCCTTGATAATCTTGGCGACAAGCCAACAAAAGTATTTGAAAAAGAAATCAATGTCACACCGATTGAAACGGCAATTGATAAAGTGGCACAAAATAATTGACATTCTAACCGCTCTTTCAGTAAGATAATCCCACTTTCAAACGAAAGTCGGGATTGGCGTCCTGAATTACTTACGAGCGGTGGAAAATGATAGTCGCTCAAAGCGGCTTTTTTTGTAGCCGAAATCAGCAAATCTACCTTTTGGCTAAAAAAGACCAAAAGTCCAATGGTGGGCTGGTTAAGGGATCGAAAGATCGCCGTTTTCTCGTAAGTACGGTACGCCAACCTTGATCAGTTCACCACCAACAAATTGGCGTTTGTTCGTGGTGAGTTTCAAAAACTTAACTTACGAGAAAAACACAATGAAAAATTCAACCCTTATCACAGTTTTCAATGGCACAATCGCAAATCAAACTGTTCAACTTGCCAACGCACGTTCACTTCACGAATTTCTCGAAGTAAAAAGTCAATTCGGGCATTGGATTTCAGATCGCATTTCAGATTACGGTTTCGTTCAAGACGAAGATTACATCATCGTAACTGAACGCACCAATGGACGACCACGCAAGGAATACCACATCACACTTGATATGGGAAAAGAGCTCGCAATGGTTGAGCGTAACGAAAAAGGGCGGATGGTTCGCAAATACTTCATTGAGTGCGAAAGAAAAGCATTACAACAACCGCAACAACTTGCCTTGCCCGAACCAAAACCCGATGTAGTTATTCCTTACGACCAAGCCTACTGGATTGCTAAATATCTCATCAGAGCAAAAGCCTTTGGCAAAGAAGTTGAAATCTACCAACGACAATTATTTGAGTGCATTGGTATTCCTCGATATGTCGGAAAAAATGACTTAGCAGGGAAAGGCTACGACTTAGCTAACGAGTTCAATCATAAAATCGACCCATTCATTGAACAAATCTTTCCTCAAACATTGGATGTTAAAAGGATAAGTAACTTCTAA